GCAAATCATTTTGAAATAATTCACGTGATGTCTCTAACGATACCAACCTCGCCGTCAGCTCCGTATAAGCGAACACACCCATTGCGACGAGCACGATCAGGCTAGCAACCGTTTTCATCGGCATCTGTACACGTGCCTCTTCTCCGATGTTGAGTGGTTTATTGGTCATTCGTAAGTTTGATCCTCATCTCTTTCTTGTTCTTTTTTAAAACCTTCTTCTAACATTTCACTTAAGGTTTGTTCTTTTTTTTCCATTTCATAAAACATTTTGTCCGAATCTTCTGTAACCATGTCATTATCCTCTGCGTCCCAATATGTGTTTTGAACTTTGTAGTCTGGCCAGCTGTTATCAGTAGTATAACTATTAATGTGCCACAAAATACGATTATTAGGCTGAGCTGCATAATTCCCGTTATTAAGAGCCAATATATGCGCACACTTATGTTCTTGAGGTATTTCAGAATGTTCAGTATCCAAGATGTTGACGTCTGGATGAGCCCAATCAATTGTAAATAAATATTTTCCATGATAAAATTTTTTATCTAAACCTAAAAATTTTCCGTTCACACCATCCAGCCAATCAAAACAAGTAATAGCAGGCCAATAACTAAAACTATTCCACAATTCCAATTCATTCGTTTGCATATCTGGCACATTGGATCTATCAAAATTTTTTTGAAAAAATGCTGATATAGGTAAACGCCAAAAGCATGCACCGTTTGGAAGCATGATATTAAATAAGATCGCACGTCCTGATATGGATGTAAGACCGAAGACAACACAGTCTTCACTTTCGCCATGATGTTTTTGTAAATCATAAAGATACTCCTTTCTAACTTTACAGTATATTGGAGGTAAGTTTGCGTTCAGATATGCCATGTTTATATTTTGTCCTCCAATATTCTTTTCTTTCTAACAATCTAATTTTATATTCTAATTTATTAATTCCAAGTATTTTTTTTAAAAATTCTAACATTTCCATCTTCTTCTTGCAGCGCAAATTCTTTTCTCTGGAGTTTTGCTACAATTTATATTGTGCATTTTCATTTGTCCTTTTGATCTTCTACAATAAGAAGCTCTTCTTTTTGCAGCTTTTGAACCTTTTTTAACTTTACCTGTTACTGCTGTCTTAAGTTTAGAACCAGGATTCATTCGTCTATACGCACGAACTCCTGCAGCGGTCATACCTGCACCTGATTTTGTGGATCTAAAGTTTCGTTTATTCTTTGCAGGCATACCGCCCTTAGCGAAACCATCAATCTCTATACCTAAGTCAGCATAGTAATCCATTTAAAACCTACGTTGTTAATCCAGGTCCTGAATATTTATCTGTAAGCAAAGTATAAGCAGTCACTTTAGTTTTGGTTTTACAAAAAAGTCCTTTTGGAAAAAGAATTCCATCTTCAGGAAAATTAAAATTAATAACATCTCCAGATGGTACATCTGCTTGAAACAAAGTTGTTCCAGAGTTTGATGTAGTTGTAAGTTCCAAAGTTCCAGCTCCTGTGCCATCTGATGCAACTATAATTCCTCTTAGTCTTACAGGTTGCTCAATAATAGCTGTAGCTCCTGCCGCAGCAGTAGATCTTGTGGCTTGTATATCACTTTTAAAACTCATGTGTTCTCCTAGTACGTGGCTCCCGTAGGAGCCACTAATTTAATATTACGCAAATTGTTTGTAATTTATAATAAATGCAAAATTACCAACAGCAGATGCGGTTGTAGTTGTAGTGATCTGACAGAAAATACTTCTTGCAGCACCACTTACATTTGCTCTTGGAGATGCAGCTGGAGAAGCATCGCTTCCAGTCGTATCTAAAAGAGTTGTAGGGTAGTGAGCACCTGCAGGTACAGTTGTTCCAGCATCAAGAATTTGATCAGTGATAGCAGCAACTAATTGTGCTCCACCTGTAGCTGTTCCAACTTTAAAACCAATGTCACCTGATGCAACAGTTGGTGCAGATGTACAAACTATTTGAATTGAAGTTATTACTGAGTTGTCTGGTTGTGAAAATGTAACTTCGTTTGTTCCAGCAGTTGCTGCACAAGGTACGTTAGCAGTTCCTTGACCAATCATAAGAGTTCCTACATAGTTTCCAGATGAATCTATTTGGAAGTTATTTGTAAAAGCTCCAGTTGTTGAGTTTTTCGTTGCTCCAATAAAACCGTTTTCCGATCGTACTGGTCCCGAAAATGTTGTATTCGCCATAATTTTCTCCTTTGTATAGCTTTAGTTATGTCGTCTCTATACCGTCTGCCTAGCCAGTCGACATAATAGTTACTCTAGGTTTTTATATTATACATAAAAAAAGGGGCGATGTAAAACACCGCCCCCTTAGATAGATAGGTACTTAGATATTACGCAGCACCTGGAGATCCGAAGATTCCTCTAGGGTCAGAGAAGCCGAAGCTGTATCTTTCTCTAGCTTTGAATCTAACGTTTCCAGTGTCGAAATCACCTTCAATCGCTGTTTTAATTGGCGATCTTACAAAGTGTTTTAGACCGTTAGGTGCATCTGTCATAATGAAGAATGCATCCGTGTCAGTTAAGAAGTGATTTACTCTGTAACCTTCTGGTATCATTCCCATGTTTGCCATTGCGTTGATATCGTTATCTGCAGTTCCGACTCTTTGAGGTGATCTCATGATTCTCTCAGCAGTAAATTGTAATTCTTTTGGAATTATTAATTTTCTACCTTGTAGAGCGATCTTAAGTCCTCTTTCGTCTACGAACGCAGCAATATCGATTAACGATTGTTCTAGTGAAGTTTCTGACAAGTCAGAAGCAGTAGACAATTCATTTCTGAATGTTCCACCGTTCGCTAATGGGTGATCAGTAGTCATAAGTGCTTTTCCGTCACCACCGTTAGCTGTGTCGAAACCGTTGTTTAGAACGTTCGCTGCTGTTATTTGTTTAGATTGCGCCATTGATCTTGCAAGAGCTCTTGTGTATCTGCCAGCTAATCTGTCGTACAAGTTATCTTCGATAGCTTCCTCAGTTATAGCAAAACCTAATGCTACAGTGTTGTGAGTGTATCTTGATGTGTACGCTTCAGTCGCTTGATCCATAGTGACCATAGCACCTTCAGCTTTAGTTGCTGCAGTACCGAAGCCAGATAACATTACTTCTTCTTCAAACGCTCTGTCTGAAGTTTCAGTAGTGAAGATCTCTGCGTGTTCATTGTCGTATCTGTTGTATTCCAGGCCAAATAGTGCATTTAAACCTGGCTCTAGTTCTTTAACTAGTTGTGATCTTGATATAGCCATAATTTATAATCTCCTATTATTATAAGCCTGTGCCTTGACTGTAGAAATGGTTATTTATTCTAACCAACACATCTACATTCGCGCTTCCAGCTTCGCTATTTTGCGTATCTTGCGAAATATCGATTGCTTGAAGAACAGTTCCACTTGTTGTCAAACCAGATACACTGTAGTCCAATTGAACTTCAGAAATACCTGTTAAAGTGTTTCCTGTTACGTTTGTTATTGCAAAGTTTTTGAAGATGTCTGCTACTGCAAACGCTCCGTCAGAGTCTATCGAATAGACCACATTTGGATCATCAATTACGTTAGCAACGATATCACTCGCTACAACGGATCCAGGATAGTGGTTCTTAAACGTAGGCTTCTGAGTAGTAGGGTCTGTGTAGAACACTCCGTTAAAAACGCCAATGACTTTATCAGAAGTAGCAGCAACTGCTCTTTCGATTCCGCCACCAGTTACAGGTTTTACCAAGTCACCTTGGAAAATTGCAGTACCGTAGTTACTTGCAATTCTGTATCTGTTTTGTGCGTTAATAAATGGAGAGCCATCTAACTTTCTTACTGGTCTAAGACCATATTTTTCAGCTACATTAGCCATAGTTGTTTTCTCCTTTTATTGTTTATTTTACTTTGGAGTGAATATTCCCAAACTATTAGGATTTGTTTCCACCACCAAAAGTTACGCGAGATTGTCGACTAATATTCATCGGCATCTCCGGTCGTTGTTCCTTTAGTACATCGTTATCAACCGAGTCTACTTTGTCTTGAGTAATTTGTCTAAAATACTCAGCACGGCTTTTTGCGATCTCCATTGGTATCCTTCCCAACACAAGGCCAGCAACCCCGATCAAACCTGCGTAAGTTCCCTGAGCAATGACTGGATAAGAGTGATCACCTAATCTATTTTTAATTTCTTCGGCTCTCACAAATTCCCAACCTTCTCTCATTTTCTTAGATACATTTGCAGTATCCTGAAAACCCATACTTTCGGTTCTTATCCATCTATGAACAAAACCGTCTGGCGCAGGTGGTGCATCCAGAGATGATGGTGGCGTCCAAGGTTTATTTCTTATTTCTTTTTTTTCCTCAGATGCGCGTGAAGTTCTATTTATTTTATCGCTCATTCTATACCTCCTTCACGAATTTAGCGTATTCTTCTAGTGGCACCCCTAATTTTTTGGCAATAGCCACCTGTGATTTGGTGAGTCTCACAGATCTACGTCCCTGCTGATTTCTTCCAGCAGAAGCAACTTTTTGGACGGGTCTACGTTGCTCTGAAACTGAAAAACGATGAGGAAAATTTTCCTTCATTCGTTTATCTATTTCATTATAATACTCATCACTTTCAACATCAACACCCATACCCACTAGATCTTCGTGTACAGTCATTGCTGCGTTGGTCATGATTTTATCGTTACCAAACCAAGTGTTTTTTGATGCCCAATCTTTTGCCCTTACACTAGGCTCTGATGGGACAACATCTTGTTCTGAGTATTTTGGCTCTTCTTTGACGCTAGTTTTTTGCTCTTCAAGCTGTTTCAATCTGGCTTCTCTATCAGCCATTTTGATTTTAGCTTTTTCTTTCTCAACAGTTAATTGCGTAAGCTCATCGTTTGCTGTCATGATTGCTTCAGCATCGTTAGCCTCTATGGCTTCTTTGAGCTTCTTCTTTACCTGTTCTCTTTGAGCATCTACCCTTGCATCAAATTCTTTTAAATATTTCTCATCCGCAGAGTCATATTTACTCTCCGAATCATCATATTTTTTTTGTAAACCTTTTGCAAAATCCAAAGCAGCTTTTTCTCTTCTTTCAGCTTCTCTGTATCTTCTTGTAAGTTTATCTATTCTTTTTTTAACTGAATCAGATACTTTTGATAAATCATCAAAATCATCTTTTTCTTCAAGTTTAGTTTCTTTTTGTTCCTCAGGTTTTTCCTCTACTTGTTCAACTTCAATTTTTTCTTTATCTTCTTTTTCATAAGTAGTGTAACCTAAATCAACTTCACCAGAATTTAAATTTGGTTCTTTTGATTCTTCTTGTTTCTCCTCAACTTTGACTTCTGTTTCTTTTACATCGTCTAAATCGAGTTCAACCTCAGGTTGTATCTTTGCTTGTTCTTGTGCATCAGCCATGATGTGTCCTCCTTAATATAAATGCAGAATATCTTCTGGTTTTGCTATTGTTGCGATGATTTCATCATCGTTCAAAATACGATGTTCACCATATTTTGTTTTGAATCTAGAACCGGCATATCTACCGTAGATTACGAATTGACCCTTCTTGCACCAAGGACCTTTTGGAAATTTTTCTTTATCTGCATAACAAAGATCACCCATTTCTACAACTAAACCAACAACGGTCGTCATTTGAATTGTTTCACTTGATGTATCAGTAAGAATAATTCCCCCTTTAGTTTTTTTCGGACCTGCGTAAGGTCTTACTAAAAGTCTGTATCCAACAGGTTTTGGAATGATGCTAAGATATTTTTTTATACCCTCTGGATCTGTAGGTATGGCTGTTTCTTTTGAATCTGGTGCAGCCTCACCATTCTTTGTTTTCTTGATCCCGACAATTGAGGGATCAGGTGTTATTATCGTCATCGACATTCTCCTCGTTTCTCTGCAGGTCTTTTAGATCCTGTAGCAGCGTTTCTAATGCGCTGAGTTTCCCCCTAGAATACTGCAAGTTGTCGATTGTGTCTACATGGTACACCAGATCCTCTTTTACCTTTGTGATCTGTTTATTTATGTAATGTTTTATTTGAGCTAACGTATCTAAATCAAGATTCATTTTTTTCTAAACAAACTTTGTTTTTACCTTTTTCAAGCCCTTTAAAACCGTAATACTTCATAATGTTTGCTATTAAATTCATATCATACATAGGGTAATCATCAAACACAAATCTTGTAATAGGTGCTGTTCTTTGTGCAAACCAAACAGCTTCTGTAATTACGTCTTTTGTCATGTGAGGCCCATCAAAAAATACAAAAGCAAATTTAGAATCCTTATGTTTTGATATTGTCATAAAATCAATATCTGTCATATTACATAAAGTAAATTTACCCTGCTTACGATATGGCATTAAATCATAAAGCATTTGATCTCTTAAGGTATCTGGATAAGTAGGAGCTATTCCTCTTTCATAACCTTTCCATTGATAATCTTTTTGTTTGTCGAAGTGTTGATATTTCAAATCACCGTAAGGATCAACACCCACATGGATATAATTATTAGTGATATTGTCCATAATAACCTTAGACCCATATCCCTTATTAACTCCGATCTCACATGATTTATAACCTTGGCAATCAAATTCTTTAGTCCATCTTTCAAGTAATTCATATTCGTAGCTATCTCCACTTAACATAAGCTACTTATAACTAAATGATGATTGAATGCAACTACTTCTTACCCTTGAAGATTTGAGTGCCCTTTATCCCATAAACGCTCGCAACGACAAGGATCCAAAGGTTTGTAAACCAGCTCGGAAGCTGCGAGAAGTATTCAAAGAATAATTTTACCTTATCCATAGCAGTTGGGTCTTCACTTAGAACTGCCCAAGCGAGCACCAACACGGGCGCGGACAAAATCAATAAAATAAATTCGTCCTTATAATCGTTTTGCCGAGCTTCCAGAAGTTTGCCCTGGTAAGCTTCCTCCCCTGCTGCCATCTTCTGTGCATGCATTAGTTGTGCGTCTGACATTGCTTGTTTTGTTTTTTGACGGTTCGAGTATATATGCGCTCCCGTCTTTACTGCCATTCCTAATAGATTGAACCATGCCATAGTAATTTTCTTTTCTCCTTTTACAAAAATAAGGTAACATTTTATGTAGAATTTTTAAAGCCTCTAGCCCTGATACCTTCCAGCGATATAGTGTTTTATAATGGTTGGTAAATTCTTTCTTGGAAATACTACCTTTTTCAAAAAATTGGTAAAATTTGTTTACTACATCAGGATCGGTCATTTGTAGTTGTATTTCAATGCGTCTTTCCTTTCGACCATTGCTATAATGGCCAAAACAACCTTCGCCCTCAAATATTCCTGATAAAAATATTAATTTTTCTCGGTCAGATAAGAATTCAAACATTTATAGAAGATCGCTTGTGTAACCGCCACCTTTAACTAATTCTACTTCACCTTCTTCGACCTCTCCACCAGCTTTCATTTTTCTTTCTTTGAAAAGATCGCTTTCTATTTCTTTTACTTTATCTGTATCGCCTTTTTCTTTTGCTTCTTCAAGCAAGACCAATAATTGTGATATTCTACTCGGCATTTAAACTCCTACATGTTGGACAACCCTTTTTAAAAACCATATGTTTCCAACAAGGATCTAAAGTTATTTTTTTTGATTCATATACTCTTGGTTTAAAAAGAAGAGTTCTAATAAAATCTAATATCCATGTAAACATTATCTTACTCCTATAAATTTAAAACCTTTGACCTGTATATTATTATTACCAGGATAAACATTTTTATTCGTTGATTCTCTATGAGGACACTTCATTCCACCCTCACCAAATTTAATAGGTGGTATATTTGGGTTAGGTCCTTTTTTAGGTGGTGCTCCTGATTTTTTTCCAATCATAATAAATCCTTATCTACATTAGATGATATCACAACTTCACCACCATCGTCATATGCTTTAAAACCAGCTAAGAAAGGGTTCGGTTTTGAAACAGGTTGTTTTATTTGAGTAATAGGAGTTTTACATGGAGGATTAGTGCCGTCAGGGCATAAGCCTTTTTTTGTTTCTCCAATACCATCACCTCCACCTGTATTTTGAGGAGGGCCTTTTAAAAATCCCGCATCTTTCATATAACTTTTACCCTCTGCACTCGTTACATCAAGTGGTTTATTTTCTGTCCTATAAAAATCTCTAGTGAGAGGCATTCCTTTATTACCTTTTTTTGGATTTCCAAATAAAGTTTCGCCTTTCGCAGTTTGTTGTTTAGTATATTTTGAAAATTTATTTAATTGATCAACACCATAACCAAGAAAAGGAATGTTACCTACAACACTACCTGCAACATTTAAAACAGTTGTAACAGGATTTACATTCACACCTAAATTCTTTTTGGTTTTTACAGGTGGGTTATTTGTTATAGTAGTGCCTTTGCCACCACCAGTATTTGTTGGTGTTTCTCCATAATATCCAGAGCCTGTTTCAAACCTTGAGTGTGAGTGATCAGAGCCCTTGCTTGACGGACTTTTAAAGTCTGATTTGGAGGCATCCATTCCTCCACCTTGAAATTTTCTAATTTTTCTTCGCATTGTTACGTTCCTGTTGTATTGCTGCATTCATATCCATTTTCTCCTCAGCAATTCTAATTCTTTCTCCTGCTTGATCCTCAGCAGATTCAAGTTTCATTTTATCAAAATCAAGTCTTTCTTCAAACTCACCTGCTTTTCTATCTTGATCCATCATAGTTTCTTGAGCTTTTCTTTGCATATCCATAGCCCTTAAATCTAATTCTCTTTGTTTAAGTGCAACAAGAGGATCTTGTTTTTGCATTCCTGCTTCTTCTTGAGCTAGTTGCATAGTTATTTCAGCAACCCTTTTTGCAACCATACTATCAAATAATATTTTAAATCCTTGTGGATCAGTTTGTGCTTGTTGTGCTAATTCAGCTGTATTTTCTACCATGTCACCTATTTCACCATGAGCTTGTAATGCTACGTGTTCTGATATGTGTCCTTGTAGCAAAGCGTAAACCATAGGATTGATTTGAACCATTCTCGTGGCCATAAACGCTCTATGAGCTGCAATGTGAGCTTGATGATCTTGTTCAGGAAACGCTTTTGGTATTTTCATCTGTAATGCTTCAGCATTTTCCGTTGCAGGATCTTTTGGAGTAGGTTGAATCTCTGGTTTTAATATTGCATCGATGTTTTTTGTACCTAATGCTTCATAAACTCTTCTGTAAGCTTCTCTAAGGTTGTGCATTTGTGGATTTGATGCTGCAATTTTCAAATTTTCGTTTGCTAACGTCACTCTTTGTGACATTGAGAAGATATTTGGGTCTGCAACAGGTATAACATCTACTCTATCGTCAAAATCTTGTAATTTTACAAATCTATCTGCGTTTGTTACTGCATATGGATAGATAGGTGGTAGATAATCGGCAAAAACAGTCGCTAAAAGTCTAAATTCTTGTCTCATTGCATAGTAACAACGCTTGTGAATCGCACTCATGACCCTTGAGCCACGCTCCAAGAGAGCAATTGTAGTTCCAACAGCTCTATTTTGTGCATCTTCACCTAATTGCATGTCTGCAATCGCTGCAAAACGTTGTCCTGCTTGTACAACAAAGCCTAAAAGTTGAAATAAAGTTGCACTTGGCTCTTTAAAAGGTAGAATTTGGAACTGATCACGTATATTACCACCGGGTGCGTCCACATCTCTGAACTCTCCAGGTTGAAAAGGCTGATCATCATCACGAATTCTTATACCTCTGGACTTAAATCCTGCGGGTAAATTCGCTAAAGTACCTGCATCAAGCAATTGTCTTAATGCTTGTGTTGCAGATCTAGATAATCCACCAATCATATGTATCAAACCAAAACCATAGAAACCTAAACCAGGTAAAAACTTATAATGAACGAAGTATTCTTTTCTTGCTTGCATATCATCATCTTGATTATAGTTTCTGTAAATAGATAAAATCTCACCTGAACCTTCATCGATTGAAATTATGTAAGGAAGTTTGACTTCTTTCTCTGCATTTTCTTTTTCAAATTCATTTAAGTTGCAATCAACATGCATTTCTAAAATATTATATTGGTATTCTTTGTTACCTGAAGGTTTTACACCTTCTAATTCATTAAGTTTATCTTGTATTGGACTTTTTTCTGCTTGTTTGGCAATTAATTCTACATCTCTATAGAATCCTGCTTTTTGTTGTTTAAGAACATCGTTCTCTGACATTTTAACTACGTGAGTAATTCTTTCACAATCTTTTAAATCTGTTGCATAATATGGTACGACTAAATCTTCTGCAGGTACAAACTTTGCAACTGCTCTTTGTTTTATTTCATCATAATAAATTTTTTTAAATGCAGAACCTGCAAGTGGTAAATAAAATAATAACTGATCAGTGTCAGGTGTGTACTCTTCCATTTTTTCCATCAACATATAGTTCATGAAATCTTTTACACGAGTTGCCTGATCTTCTACTTCACTTGTCTGTGCCCCAACGATTTGTGTTTTGACAGGACCATCGCTTGGTAATAATTCTTTGTATGCCTGTGCTTGAAATTGTGTAACAGCTTCAGATAGAAGCGGATGGGTTACACCACTTGCACCCTGAAAAGGTCTAGTGTTTTGCACATACTTGAAACCAAGTAAATCTAAACCTTGGGTGTAAGCTTGTTCCCAATCCGCTCTTGAAACTTTATCCTTTTTATAATCAGATATAAGCTGTGAAGACATTCGTCCAAGTGTACGGACATCCATATCTTCAGCTAAGTTTTTAAAAAAATCTTCTTCAGGTTGTTCCTCTACTGGTGTCTCCTGTTCCGATTCTATTTCAACGTCAACTTCTTCAGCTTCCTCTGTTTCAGGAATTTCGTTTTGTTTGTCTACCTCAGCCATCCTTATGACATTTTAGTTGGTTTCAAATTGACTAATTTTCCACCTCTTGCTTTAACCATCTTTGTAGCTTGACCACCTGTATTCATATCAAAGTAATCAAAAGCTGTTCCATAGTCTCCAGCTAATGTTCCACCCTTTTTAGATGTTGCATTTATACCTGGACCTGTGTTCAAACCTTTTTCTTTGTACACATTTACTGCGTCTTTGACTTTACCCATAAATGTTTTGTTTTTTACTTTTTTAGTGATGTAGTTTTTTTTCATTTTACCGTAGCCAAATTCTTTGGCTTCGTTGTTAGCGATACTTGCAGCTCTTGCCTTGCCTGCTAAAAATTTAGCACCAAGTCCAACTCCAAGGCCTATCGCTAAGGCTTTTTTCATTTTTTTACTTGCCATGATATATATCTCCTATTGTTATAACAGATTTATATTATCATGCAAATATATCTACGACTAGACCGCCCGTGTTGTATGCTTTGAATGGTTTTGTTGCCATTTCTGGGTTCACTTTGATAGCATAAGCTTCAAAGTATAATCTTGGATCTCCCTCTAAAATCTCTACTACATCTCCACCATATCTATCTTGGTATACCTTTGCTTCATCAGCAGTTCTAAAAGCAACCACATGTTCAGTACCCTCAGATTCTTTTGATAGTCCAAATTTTTTATTTGTGCCCACATTTGTAACTATCTTATATGGTTTTTTGGGATCAGACTTAGCTATTTGTATTGTTCCAACTTCTGAATTGTATTCTCTTGCTAGCTTATCCATAGCCGATGGTAATGTAGCTTTTTTGTTTGGGTCAGTCGATACTCTTACCTCAGAGTCGCCTCTAGCTTTAGAGTTTGCACTATAGTTTTTAAATCCTGCTTTACCTGTTCTCGTTCCATAGAATTCAATGTCACCTATATATTTAGATCGTTTTGCATGGTGGAGTCTTTCCACAGGTGCAATAGCTACCCAATCAACTCCTTCATCAGCTGCATTCTTGATTGTGTTTTTCAATGCGTGTGTTCCCCAGTTTTCTTTTCCATATAAAGGTAAGAATGGAATTCCTTCTCCTGCTTCTTGTTTTGTAATATTGGAGAGGTTTAAAGAATTTCTTTTTAGTTCATTAAAATCATTTTTAAGTTTGTTAAATCTAAACATATCATCAGAAGTGGTATTAACACCTTTACGTGCAATCATTTTCATATCCTCAACAATCTTCTCTAGTTTTCTGTTAGATGAAAAAAATTCTATCTCAGCACCAAAAGCATTTTTAACTTTCATTCTTGTAGGATCTATATTTCTTAATTTTTGCGCATAGTCAGATTGTATCTCATCAATCATCATAACTTTTTGATTTGGGTTTGTACCACCTGTTCTAATACTGCCTCTGACATGATAAACTTGATTTGGAATTCCAGAATAGTGGTTGTTATAACCACTTGGTAATCTTTGACCCATTGGTAATGGTTTTGGATAGTAAACTACATCTTCAAAATATTTATCTCCACCTTTTATTCTATATTCACCATAACTTCCATACTTAGGAGTAAACCCTTGAGTTTTCATTAGACCGACTTTTCTTCCTATTTCTAATTCTTTACCTTTAGCAAAATTAACAATTCTTGTTACATCATTCGGATCAATTGCTACACCAGCGTTTCTTGCTTTGTCTGCAATGTTTTGAAATGCCTGTATGTCAGCTGAGAATATGTTATTGAAGTCATCAATATCATCGCTTTCAACAACTCTAAGTTTGTTATTTATTCTAGCTCCTATTTTATTTAAGGACTTTTGTGTTGCTGTAGCATCTTTGACAAGCTGCGCAAGAGTTTCTATCTCAGCTTCAGTCTTACCTCTTGAAGGAATTGCTACTACCTTGTTTCTAATGTCTGTAAGAGCAGAATTAATTTGACCAATAGAATCTTCTGCCTCATCAACAATTTGAGTATTCATTCTTAGTTTTCTTGTTTTAAGATTATTCACAGGTGACTTCTCAACGATGTATAATAAATCCATTTTTGTAAGAGGAATATTTTTTTCTTGAGCAACTTTTAAAAATCCACCAACAAGATTTCCTTGTTTATCAAATTGAGCTATGTTTGAATCCCACAACTCATCTTTCTTTACTGCTTGTGAAATATTTTTAAATTCAGGATTACCTGTCTTAAAGGATCCAGGACCTGTAGATTTAAAATCTTTAATCCACTCACTTGGTTTTCTTGCACCTGCAATTGGGTGTCTTGCAATATAATCCCAAAGTGAAGATCCAATTCTGTTTGTCTTACCACCACGAGATAAGGGTTTCATGTACGCAATTTTTTTCAGTTCATTAGATCTTTCAATTGCTTCTTGTCGTATTTGTTCCTGTTGAGATAATTTAGCTACCGCTCTACCTCTATCAACTTTAGTCGGAGCGATTGTTAACACCTCATCAACTTCATCAACAACTGGCTTCGTGTTCCGTGATAGTGGTGCCTTGGGTGTTCTAAGATTTGCAATTCTACTAATGGCTCTACCGATAGGGTTTCTAAGAGCAAAGGCTCCCGCACCAGCGACCGCGAGCCCAGCTAAACCTTTAATGGCTGACGGTTCGTAAGGTTCTGTATAATCTGATTTGACTTTAGGAACTGTAGACGTAGGCTCGTCCTCAAGCCTTTCCTGTTCCATTAATTCTTTTAATCCTGACATTAATAATATACATACTCCTTCGGAATGTTATATCTTTCCTCTTCATAGTCATCTAACATTTCTATGAATCTACCTTGTCGGTATCTTAACACGGCTTGTGTGGTGCTGTCGACAAAGTCATCGTAAGCTCCGTGAGGAAACGCAGCACATTCTTCAATTACATCTTCTGCAAATCTTTCGCCTTCAGGATAATAAATACCTCCACTTTCAAATACAGGAGCACACGCATTTACCCTTGAATGCTTATCTTTTCCACGAGATGGAACGTAAGGTGTAACAGGTATGCCTACTCTTCTAAATTCTTGTGTTAATGGTTCTCCAGATGCTTTTGCTTCTATAATTACTGTTTCAGGTTCCCAATATTTGTATTGTTCTAATGCTACAGCCTTGAGCTCAGGAAAATCAAATTTACCTTTCAATGCATCTAATAGAATCATTGCAGGTTTACCATCTTCCTTTGGAAAGAAGACACCCCAAGTTGTAATGGCAGAATAGTCTGCGGTTTCTTTTGCACTAAATGCTGTATCATAAGATTGAATAACGTGTTGTAACTTTGGTATATGCTCTGACTCCCAAGGTAACCACCATTCTCTTTTAAGAATTGCTCCTTCTTCTGAGGTTGGGTTCTGCATATATTGAGCAGACCAATTACGAATAGGAAGTGATGCTTTTACTTTTTCTAATTCTTCTAGTTCCCAATACTCAGGCCATACAGGGTTACCTGAATCTAGTATTGCAGGAAAAGAAATTAAATTCCATTTGTCAGCTTTGGGTTCTTTCTGAGCCTTGATTAATCTACCAGTCAGGTCGTCCTCTGCCCATCTAGTCATAACCACGACTATCGAGCCACCAGGTTGTAAACGCTGTCTTGGTCCTGATACATACCAATCGTATGCTCGCTCCATGGCTGATTCTGACATAGCATCTTGCTCAGTATGTGGATCATCGATAATAAGTAAGTCCGCCCCTCGTCCTGTGATAGAACCGCCTACCCCCGCTGCATAATATTCGCCACCATGATTAGTCTCCCAACGTCCTTTAGCCTTACTATCTTCTCTTAGTTTAACATCTCCAAAGATCTGTTTATACTCCCTCTGCTCCATTAAGTTACGAACCTTAGATCCGAACCTTGATGATAACTCTGCATTGTGAGAAACTTGCATTATTTTTAATCCAGGGTACTTCCCTATCATCCATGCAGGAAATAAGAATGAAGCAAATTCTGATTTAGTATGTCTAGGAGGCATATTGATAATGAGCCTTCCTTTTTTTTCTTTTGAAATCTGTGTGAACTCAGAAGCTATATGTTGATGATGCCCCCACTTTTTAGGATTAGGATCCAATCTACATATAAAATCAGGCCATACTTCTTTTACAAAATATATAAAATTATCTTGGCACAACTTTATGTGCTCAATCCATTTTTTCTCTACAGCTATTCTTAGCTGGTCAGTAGTCAGTAATTCTTTTTGCATTGGGTCCCCTTTCAATATAATCCATATCGTTTAAAATTTCTATACATCTATGTAACTGAGTTTTTAGCCCGCGCGCCTAGTTACATCTACAAGTTGCACGTGGGAACTAGATTTTGTGTTTTAGTTTGAGATTGGAACTAGATTTGGTACCTCTATCGAAGGTGGTGCAGGTGGTGATAGTGGTGAAGGTAGAGTGTACCTGTAACCCCGAAGGGTTACAGGTTTAGAACTTTATTGGTCAAAGTTTTGATTTGGGTCGTTAGTTATCATTTCTAAAATAGGTTTTAGATTATTAACTAACTTTGCTTTCAACTCATTTACAATTGGGTCATTAGGATACTGAATAATAATTTCCTCAACAGCACTTTCTAATTGTTTGTACATGAATTGATAATTCAATGTTGTTGAACTTGAATTGGTACTCGCTTGTTCAACTTCATTTGAGTTAGCTTTATTCTCAACTATTTGATTAACCATTTTGATTAGATTACTCATATTAGTTTTGTCCTTTCTCTTGAACTTTGATTTTAATTTCTGTTGTGTCCATATCAACCAAAAATTCCTCGTACATTTTTGGGTGCTTTTCTTTGAACTTAGCAACATCAAACCTTTTCATTTTTCTTTTGATTAATTGAGCAAAGCCCTCAACATCATCAACTTTATTTATAATGATTAGATTTGTTTTCAAAGTTTCAAACAACTCAATATGAGATGGTTTGATTAAGTCATTTGCTTTCTTTTGTGACTTAACTTGTTCAACAGAATAGTGATAATTCACTATGTCTTGTTGTTCTTTTTTTGTAGCTTTCTTAATAAGTCTTGCGACTTTTTTTAGATTGCTCATAACATTTTTCCTTTCATAAGTTAATTGTTATCCCATATATATAAGAAATAAAAAAAGATTAATCAACAATTAATTTAATTAAAAAGAAAAAAATAAATATAAGTATTACAAATAAAAACATCATAGTTTGGTCCGAACTTCCACGACTGGTAACTGGTGCTGGGCAGCTACAGCTTACTTTATCCAACCCCACGCTGTCGTGGGCGTGGGCGTGGGCGTGGGCGTTAGCCCACGCTTCGCAGGTTGTCAGCAAATTCTAAAGCCTCGTGAATCTTCGCAGAACTTTATGAACTCCTCTACGTTTTCCATTGTGAAAGGGTAGGAACTTCCATAATTATATTTAGATTGTATCCAATCCCAAGTATCGTGATCGTCTTTCGGATAGTCAGCAGGTGCAAGGTTTGTCTTACCTTGTTCCTTTTCAACTTTCTTTGCTAACATATCGTGGCAACGTTGAACAAATTTATTATTGCGTTCAGCTTCTTCTTGCATTTCCTCGTTTTCTTTTATTGCCTTTGACACCTCGCCACTTTTAATTAACGCTTTTAATTGCGTTGCGATTTGTTTTGCTAGTACCTCATCAACTTCGTGTCCGTCATTGTGTTGCCAACTCTTCTTGTCAGCTTCTTCAATGCAGTTTGTTTTTTCGCATACGAAGTCAGCGAGGGGACGCCACCACCAAACATTATTTCGGAAGTATTCGCCATTCTTATTTTTATGATTGCCTAGACTATATAAATCAAAGCCCATAGTTGTTTCTCCTTTTGTTAGTTAGTTTGCTAACTCTTATCAAATCCCATCACTCCCTGCAACTAAAAAATTCCAAAACTTTTTTACGCCACCGGCATCTCCCTGACGGCTGCTGGGACCCTTAGCTTAACATTCAGGTAATCTGATGCTGATGCAGCGTGGGCGTGGGGGCAGAAACCCTTGCAAACTCGTACTTACCGGTGCATTCTACCAGCTGCCAGTTCCCAGCTGGCCAGGCAGAAGCTGTCTCTTCTAGAGCTCCAGCATCACGGGGATCGTGGGCGTGGGGGCAGACTAGTGAAAGATTCCAGTGCAGCCTCGGATCAAAGCTGCCAGCAGCAGGATGTAAACCCATCCTGCTTGTTTCGGAAAGAATATGAGCGGTGTTGCGAGGGCTAGTATCCATAACACTTACTTCCCCCAAGTGATACCATCATCGTCAGTCTTGAACTTAACGATATCACCGAGCTTCATGAACATAAGCTTAATTGGCTGATTGTCTAAGACTCCCTGTCCACGAGATCTATCACCCGATGTGATTCTCACCCACATCTTTTCATCTCCGAACTCTTTGTCCTTAAACCACACGTAGACGTACTCCCGCATCTTACGCGACCTCTCAAGTTTCTTGATATTAAAATAAGTTTCTCTACCGTGATGGGGACAGGACCATGCCACATTGTTCTCCTCCTCCCATTTGGCTTCTTCTGACTCTAGTGGGTCACGCATAATGTGCTTTACCATATGATCACCCCCGTCACTGTTAGTAATGCAAACCATAGGGCTGCAAAGATTAGTTCAGGTATTATTGTATTCATTTGTTTCTCCTTTGTTAGTTAACGCACAGCAGTTGAATGGTTAGTTCAACACCATTGCCGTGCGCAGACCTTACATAAGATTACATGGGATAAATGTCAAGAACTATTTTTCAGAACTTTTCCTGAAGCACAAGTTACGCTGCTGGTTGCTGGCCAGAGCTTTATGAGTTCAAAAGCAAACCCCTGATCCATTCGGGACGTGGGGGTGGGAAACGAGCTACCTGCTGCCAGCATCTGGGTCCCAGAGCAGTTGAAAAAAGCAGGGAACTATGGGGTTTCCAACGGCATCGGGCTTCAGGTTTACCAGCTGCTCGCCTGGCCAGCTCCTGTCAAGATCAAATAATCAAGCAACTACGGGCTTTCTTCACGGGACGGGGTTCACGCCCCAGATCCCGGTGAAGGATGGCCAGCTGCCTCCTGAACCAGGGTCCTCAAGTCGTGGGACTTGCGGATAATGACGGGGATTCGGGATTCACGGGACACGGCCAGAAGTTCAATAGGCGCGTGCAAGAGGGGCCTATTCAAGATATACGCTTTACCACCTGCTTTCAAGTATTTAATATGCCAATTGATTTGGTACTTTGACAAGCCACAATTCTTGCTGGTGTTCGCTTTGAGTTCAAGCCAAAATACTTGCTTGTTTACGACACAATGTACATCGGGAATACCATTAATTGTGCTAGATTCTATGCGAGTAAAATGCCAATCTCTATCTAAATTTTTAATGTCATTCCACAGCTTAGATTCTTTGCTTTGAGCCATTTTTAAATCGGTCAAGAATTGCAAATGCAGCCGTAAAAGTCTCCTGTACCATTATTCATAACATGAACATTATGGGGTGCATCGTAATATGTAGTAAGGTGTAATCTAAGAATATCGCATAAATCAAAACAATCCACTTCAGCCATAATCTCTATACCTTTCATCATCTCTTGAGTTACAGCTACAAGTTGATACAAGCCATCATTTAACAAAATAAGATCCATTATAATCTCACGATCTTTGTAATTACTGAATTAGGAATAATAGTAGTGCCACCAATAGTTTCAATATGACCTTCATCTCCATCTCTTCCATCTTTGAGTCCATAGTCAGCAAAAATCCTAGTAACACCTTTTGCACGTGAAACCATCCAACCTCGTGAAATCATTCTACCAAGTTGTGACTTCTTAAGCTGTTCAAAAGTTTGCCAACCCGTTTCACCTACGATATCCAACCAATGCACCTCTACAAAAGGATAATGTTCTATTTTTTCTTTTGGGAATTTTATGTTTACATCAATGTGTTTTGTTTTTTTCAAAAGTCTTTTACTTTTCATTTATCATCCTTTGTTTTAATTGAAACAACACCTATGGATGTCACAAGAGTACTATTATGTACTTCGTTGAAGACTGTCAAGAAATCTTTCCAATCTTTAGTTTTCAGTAATTTGATCTGGCGTAACGTCAATGATGTTTTTGGCGTCTCCGATCTTATTTTCAAGTTCCTCAAGTCGTTTCTCCAATTGTTCTCTAGACATACCCTCTAATCCAATATGACTAATTTCTTTTCTATCTACAAAATGACCAGCCATTTGATCTCTTCTAAATTGAGCTGTTATTGCAGCTGTCATTTGGCCTTTTTTTTCTGATGTGTCTCTCATTCGAGCATAATGTTTATACGACAGGAGTTTATCTTTTTCTTCCTTTTCTAATTCTTGTGCCATACGTTTTTCATAGTATCTTACGACATGTGGGTTTTTATCAGGGTTTAATAATCTACTAGCCTGATCTGTTGGACCATACTTGTTAGTTGAGGTAAAGCCTGCTTGTTTAGCTGCCTCAACCTTCGAAATCTCGCCATAGTTTGCTACATATATATCAACAAACTTACGTTGTTTTGGTGTTAATTCAGATATTGTCTTCAATTGATTTGCTTTCTTGGGCATGAAATTACTATATACCTCTTCCTTAGAAAATAAAATACCCTGTAATTTTTTTGTATAGCTTGCTCGTAAGAGAAATGAATATTCCTAGCTTTTCTAGGAGTACTCCTAGCTTTTTTACTGGTTCTAGGAGTAAAAAAACCCTTATGTATCAAAGTAAATAGACTAAAATTCCTAGACTCCTAGATATTTTCTTAAGTTTTAAGAAAAAAATAATAAATTTTTTTTCTAAGCAGTGGGTATATGGCTGGTTCTAGGAGCGTGTCACGTGTTTATTGGCTTTTTAACCTACCGATCCCGTTCAGTGGGTAAATACTAATTTAGAACGATTCTAAAGTAATTATTACTTTGACATCAATGACGCACCACGATACTGTGACCAGGTATGATTTGTTTTTCATATTATGCTCCCTTATCTAACATAGGAGGAAAAATGACTTGACTTATTTCAATAGAACTACTATCTAAGATTTTATAATTACGTTCCGTAATTATTTCTTTCTAAGTTAGTTGGAGAAGGGCCAGACCGGGAGACTGTGCTGGCCCTTTTCGTTTATAGGGAAGTAACTAAATTCGATATAAAAACAGTTGTACACAAATCAACACATTTTCTTAAATGTTCTAGATGTTTACGATGGTATGATTTTGATTCTGGATCCTTGCATTTTCTGTATTTAGTAAATTGTTGTGAATATTTTTTCCAAGCAAAATTGCGTGGAGAGAATTGAATATCGCCTCTCATGATAGCAACTTTATATTTTTCTTTTACAACTTCAGGTTCAAAACCTGCGTAATAACATACTTGATGAAAGTCAGTTACATTACTCATGATCCATTCGTGTGCATCACACTTAAAAATCGAGGGTTTACGTTCTTGTGATTTTTGTTGTGCGTCCTCAATTGCATTACACAATACGCCTCTCCAAAGTTTAGTGTCTGGATTTACATCTGATTGCAATAGCTGCGAAGCAATACTAGTGCCCATAATTTTTAATAAGGAAAGAGAGTAAGTCACGATAGTAAATAGTTAATTCTATATTTCTTCTTTTGTTTTTTGAGTCCTCATAATCAGTATGTACATCATCAATGACCTTATGAATATCCTCACCAGCATACTTTCCTGAATCTGGTATTAAATGATCTTTTAACGACATCTCTATAGTGTAACGACTCTTACTCATTTTTTCCACCCCTTATGATCTTTAATTTGTAAAGTTTAGCTTTCTTTTCTACTTTTTTTTCTCTGCCAAATTGCCATACAGCATTAATATCAGCCATGACCTGTGGATCAAAAGTACTTCGATAACCAATCTTATCGCCCATATACAGACGAAACATAATACTAGTTACCTTATTGTACTGTTTTTTATCTAGTTTGTTTGCTAGAATTTTAAGTGCTTCTAAGAATTGATTAGTGGATTGTTCTTTTTTTGCCACGAATGAACTCCTTAATTAGATCTAACAGCTTAAATAAAAACTCGTTGTCTATTGCTGGTTCTTGGTTCGTGGTTATTTTTTCATTCTCAAAGTGACCTGCTCCTTTACACTCTTTGCAGGTTTGCGTCTCAGAATAGGGTATAATTCTTACATATCCATTTCCGTTGCAATTCCTACAAATCTTGTAAGGTTCACTAAATTTCATATTCTTTTTATTTATCTTTTTCTTTGGCATGTGTAAAGGGTTTTGTTCTTGGGTTTCTACCTACAGGCCATCGACACATGAACTTCTGTGCTACGACATTTTTAAGATCTTTTTCATCGCCTGTCACGATAGTAATATCATGGCCACCTTTTACAGAGTGAACATGGTATCTAATATAATTATCTACTTTTATTTCTCTAACTCCTGTCTTCAAATCATCAAGATAATTGTTAAAATCTATACAATCCTTATCGGACATCATTTTTTTATCTCCGTATAATCTTCTATATGACCATATTCTTGACCATCTCTTAAAATATCTAGAACTTTACTACAGGTAAGGTTTATATTTTTCTGCAATTCATTCAGATTTCTTTGCGTTTGATTTAAAGTTGTCTGAAGTTTTTTATTAGCTGCGCGCAGTCTTGTTATTTCATTCTCAAGGTTATTATCCACACCATTAAAAGCATCAGCTAAATCTTTCATTGGATCATAGTTAACGTCTGGCATTTCCGTTCCTCGCTTTCTTTAGTTTAGTTGGTTTTATATTAATTAAAATTTTTTGTTTGTAAGATTCTACAGTCATTTTATTTTTACCTGCTTGAAACTCACAATATTCATTGACTAATTTTGATATCATTGACGCTGGTGATCTGAACTTAGCATTACAAAGTCCTTGTAATAGATCATAATCAGGTTTTCTTACGGCAACAGATTTAAATTTATTTATATCCATGTATCCTTAACTCCTTTTTCATTTGTTTTTTGGTTTTTATTTTTGGATCCATTATTACTGTGTATTGATCGAAGTATGGATTATTCTCACTAGAACTCCAACCCCTCCTAAAACTTACTCTGTTGATAGCTGCAACACGTTTATCTTTCCAATTAGAATTTAGAAAAGCCATATGTAGCCCACCAGTAATAATGTTATCTTTGGAAATACAAGAGCAAAAAATAGTAGAGCAACTACGATCTGTGTCCAGCTCATCTGCTCTCCAATTCATTGATTGCAAGTTTAGTACATAAATCCGTATGTAATGGTTTCATGTAATCATCACCTACTTTGATATGTAAGTTTTTAAGTTTATCAGCAATACGATCAAAATTGTGTTCGGTTGCCAATGCTATATCTATTTTCTCGACTAATGCGTGAAATAGTTTTGATTTGCTTTTTAAGTTCATTGTTTTCTCCTATCCCATTAATATAGGAAATCGTCTTATCTGTGTCAAGAGAAAATTTGTGGTATATTAAATTATGTCAGAATTTTTTTTAATGGGTTTATTATGCTTAATTGATCCCCTAACAGGAACAAATCACTGCGCTTATATAAATGAAAACCCAATAGTTTTTTATACAGAAACTCAATGTGCAAAACGAAAAGTTGAAAAAGCCAATGAAATTGCGCTTAATTTGACATCAAGAGGCTTCCATATTTCTTATCTTGATGTTACTTGCATAGTTGACAAGAACAGGAAAAACACTTGATTTTACACCTCAAAGTTGATAAGATTATCTTATGAAGCAATATCGCTTTCAATGTTATGCAGCTGGACTATATTTTACTAGTGTCGTAAACGCTGTTGACGATAAGGCTGCGATAGAGGGCTTCGTACAGAATATGTATAACAAACAATATTCTGTTGAACCAGATGGTTTTGGTCGAGGACATAGACGATACCATTTAACTTATGAGGAGCTAGACAATGGCACTACAGGAGTTAATATCGAAGAAGCTACAGCTAGAGTCCAAATGGGCAACACAAGCGTTAGCACAGGGCAGAGTTACCCCTGATATGAAGTGGATCGATATTGAAATTAAAGGTCTTAGAGTTAAGATCAATGAGCAAAGTGTAAAAGACGCTGAGCAATTGTTTAAAAAAACTGGTTAAATACTAGTTTAAATTAATTTTTATAAATCATTAATTTGGTTAAGGGTCTTATGCCCGCTTTTTTAAGGGCACAAGGAGCACAATAGTATTTTTTATTTTCTATTATGATTGCTTGAGATTCGCAGTTTTCACATTTTCTGTGAACAGATGAGTAACTTTCTCTGTGTATTTTTTCATTTTTCCTTGCCATAACTTCTCCATTAATTTGGACATATCAGGATGTTCATCCCAAGTTAAGTCATTTAATTTTTTAAAAAAAAATTCTTCTTCTTTACTTTTGGCTACATAAAATAGACTTCCATTGATGTCAGCCTTTTTCAAAATTTCAAATCTGTCACCACCATCTGTAATTTGATTTTTGTTGTTCAAAACCATTGGGCATAATAAACCATTTTTTTGAATATCTTTGGCTAGTATGTTTGGATAAAAAGGTACTTTGTTTTTTAAATCGTCAAATTTTTTTAGTGTTAACCTTTCCTTGAAGACCATGTATAGTGGCCAGGCCACTAAGCCAACACCTGCTACTTGGTTTTTATGAAGCTTGTCCAAAGTCATCTCCTAACGCTACGTCTACTTTACTTGGTACTTTAAATTCCATGCATGTTTCCATAGTTTCCTTGATCACTTTTATATCATCGTCAGATTTTATATCAAAGCATAATTCATCATGAATTTGTATTTTAGGTGTAAACCCTACCTCATAACAACTTATAATTGCTTGTTTTGTTTGATCTGCTGCGGATCCCTGTATTAATCTGTTTAATGCTTTATATGTAAATGCTCTTTTTATGTTTTGTCTACCATATTTTGACGATGCATTTTCAAATGTTTCAGCTTGGTGTATGCCAAAATCCCTAGGTTCCCACATCTCAAATCTACATTTTCTACCTTTTTTTGTTCTAATGACACCCTCATCACTTGCTTTTTTCATACATCTATCAGATAAAAGTTTTACAAATGGAACTTTACGATTATACCGGGCTATTAATGCTGACGCTTCTTCTGTTGACAATCCGAGTGAGTTGGCTAATTTATTTTTACCCATTCCGTACATCAATCCTAAGCCTATTGTTTTGGCTTGTTTACGCTCTATTCCTGCTAGATCTGCTACTGTTTGGTGAAAGTCGGTTTCTGAATTAGCGTACGCCTCTACGAGCTCGTTGGATCCTTCGTACCCTTCACCTATAGAGGCTGCATAATGTACTACCATTCGCGGTTCTTGTTGGCTATAGTCAAAACTTCCCCATCTACATCCTTCTTCAGGTAAGAAGAGTCCTCTGATTTTCGGTCCAAAATCTTTGTTACGTGCTGGTAACTGTTGAAGATTAGGATTAGCCATAGACAAACGGCCGCTAACAGTCCCACCACTGTCACTACGTAACTGATTGATCTCGCCATGTATTCTCCCATTGTGTTCGTATTTTAATATTGAGTCCAGGAATGTACCATGAAACTTGTTGATCTCTCTAGCCTGTGCTATAAATTTTGATATTTCGTGTTTTGAATTAGCTAACCAATTGGATGTGAACGATGGCTCATGAGTTTTGTCGGTACGTGGATAATCTATCCCTAACTTGTCGTAGGCTTCGCCTATTTGTCTTGCTGCCCATATGTCTACTTCTTTGCCTGCTAGCTGTTTTATTTTTGTTAGATACTTCTTCTCCTGAGCTTGGAACTCTTTTTTTAGTTGATGAGCCTTCTCTACATCAACCCGCACACCTTTAGTACGCATCTTTAATAATATTGGTAACAGCTTTGCTTCTAATTCCCATATTGTAGTTAAGTTTTGATTATGTATTTCTGGTTTAAACCTTTGCCATAAAAGGTACGTAAGTCGTGCATCTTGTTCAGCGTAAAAACCAACATGTTCCGCAGGTAACTTCCACATCTCAGCCTTTGGATCAATACCGTGATCCTTAGCTGCTTCATTCAAATCTTGCTCGGACTTTAGCTCACCAAGATAATCTTTAGCTAATGCATTTAAACTATAAGACCATCTATTCTCATCTATGATACCTGCAGCTACCATGGTATCAACAATCTCACCATTTACAGGTATACCCATTTGTTGTAACCAACCAACATCATATTGTGCATTATGAAATATTTTTCTACTAGGTAAACCACATACTTCTTTCATATAATTTTTTACTTGCTCAGGTATCATGTTACCTCCACCCAAATGATTGAATGGATAATAACCTTGCCAACCTTCTACTGCTACAGCAAATCCAATTACATAACCATTACCAGTTGCCCAACCTGCACCAAGTTTATTATTAATACCATCATCTCTTGTTTCTAAATCTATAGCTATTTCATCATAAGCACTTAAATCTTTGTACTCTGAGGGACAAGACCAAATATGTTTTTTAAAATTAAATGTAAATTGTAAACCTGTCATTTCTTTGGTTCGTATATATGTTTTTCTCTAATTAATCTATTTAATTTTTCTTTATTACTAAATGCATAAAGAGCTGCATGATAATCTGCAGGATAAATTTCAAACGTAACGTCATCACATCCTTCTAATTGTGGATATATCTCTAACCTAAAATTATGTTTTGCTACCGTTATGTCTTTTCTTATTACGTTTGTCATTCATATCCTTCATTTTAAGCTTCTCTAATTCACAATAATGTATTATTTTATCTAGATCTTCGATACCATTTTTATTTAAATATCTACACACATATTTAATAACGTTGCCTTGAAAAAAAGAAAGGTTATTTTTGGATATGAATTCATAAGGTTGAATATGAAAGTCTTTATAATGAGATCCACCAATTTGTTTATCTTGAGGAAAGGCGCCCTCAAACATTTCTTTATCACTCATAATTTAAAAGCTTGTAATGTTTCTAATTTCTCTTCAGCACTAGATATTTTTTCAATAAGTTTATCGCACTCATCAATATGTTGTGGATGCTCACCTATACCTACAGGTTTCTCCATATATATTTTTAATGTTGCTTCAGCTTCAGAAATTTGAGCATTATATCTATCTTCAAGAGCTTGTATGATTACATTTCTAAACACCGCACATACCCTCACATTCATTGTTAAATAGATCTGGCCCGTCATCATTCTTAAACTTTACCTCGTCTAAGGGGACACATGATCTATGGACATAATTTTTTACTTTTGGATTATGCATACGCATACTTTTATCAAATTCTACAGCATTTGCAAATTCTTCAGGCCTGTTATTTCTCATATCAATCCAGAAATTATCATCGTGAAACGGACAACCTATGCACGCAGATTTCACGGGTATCTTAAAACCCTTACCTTCATACCATTTTAAACAATCCTGCCTAGACATCTTTTTTTCAATCAAAGGCCATCTATTTTTTTGCCACCAAAATCTTGATGGTTTCATACGCATGATCTCATCAGTTGATATACCAACCCAAACCTCTACATGTTCTGTTTTTGGAAATCTTTGTCTTGGTTTTAATCCACATAATTCTCTAATTTTTTTTGCAATTGGAGTAATCTTATATTCTCTTGTGCATTGCCTACGACCCATGCCTTTTTTACCTTGTTCATTTAAAGTATAAAATGGTGCGGAAGCGAATTGATTTCCGCCTGGTGCGAGAGCCGTGAGTATGTCGTCTTGAATATTACCTTTCTTAACAATGTGTATTGGGTAACTGATCACATTTTTTAAATATTCTAAATGTTTCATTACAGGTTTTGGTTCCCAACCTGTATCTGCAAATACAGCTGCATCAGGTTTATCACCAAACTCCCCTGCATCAGCCATCAAAGCCATTGTTGAACTCTGCACGCCAGCGCCTAAAGATAGTATTCTTAATTTTGGTTCAGTACTTTCCATATTGCCTTTCCTATTTCTTCAGGGATTTTTGGGACGACAGCGTTTCCCAATCCTCTAAGTCTGTATGCCCTGCCGGGTATCCCATTAGCCACTCTACCCACATTGGGTTCAGAGCTCCAACTTGCCTCCCGCAATGTCCAGCTACGACCTCTTCTAGATTCGATTTGTTCCTGTTCGCTAACTTCTCCCGATTCTTGTCTGTAATTATTGGTGTCACTTTGTTCGCCCTTGGTGTTGGCCACATCAGATGTGGATTTGCTACTTGATCGTTCAAACTGATTGGCATTCTCTTTTCCAATTTCATCTTCATTCTTTTCTCGGATGCTGGACCTCTCATGCAGTTCGCGTCTGGAGTTCTCCACAATCTCATTGTCTCTGGATCCACTTGTTCTCTCAGGTTCGATGGACGTGTTCTGCCCTTCCGCTGTCCTGTCATCAATTTTATTGTTCCTTCTTTTGATCTTGGAGGCAAGTGATCCATTGTGTTTGGAGTAGCCCACAATCCAGACTCTTTCTCTTTTGTGTGGAGCGTTGACGCCTGCAGCTGGAATAACAAACGTCTGGATTTCGAAACCTTCAGCTTCCAAGTCAGAGCACACTGTTTCGAATACCATGCCGTCTTGGATGTTAATAATTCCTCGCACATTTTCTGCAATAATGAAGGTGGGTTTGACTTCTTTAATGACTCTAAACATATCTGGCCAGAGATATCTGTTGTCATCAGTCCCTTTTTGCTTGCCTGCAACACTGTACGGTTGGCAAGGAAAGCCACCTGTGAGGATGTCAATTGGTTCTTTAATGTCCTTCGCTTCCAATTTTTTAATATCATTATGTATTGTAACTCCTTTCCAATGCTTTTGCAGCAACAATCTACAATAAGGATCGTTTTCACAAAAAGCTATAGTTTTAAAACCAACTTTTTCTAAGGCTAAGCTGAAACCACCAATGCCACTAAATAAATCTAAATGGTTCATTTCTCTCCCTGTACATAAACTAAGTAATCTTGACCAATAGGATAGTTATACTTGTAATCTGTACTAAGTAAATGCAAACTATCTCTTGCTCTTGTAACACCTGTATACCAAACTTTCTTTTCATTTGATTTCTCATCTTTGTTTTTATGTCTAAAACTAGAAGGCCAATTGGCTTTTGAATATAACAATACATGATTCGCTTCATCACCTTTCACAGAGTGTATTGTATCTATAATTACATTGGGTGCTCCATCTAACTTACTTTGCTTGTATCTCTTTAACAATCTTAAAAAATAAATTACTTGTCTTGGTTTAAAGTTTCTACGTAAGATCCACCACCATGCTTTCTTTTGTGATTCATCAGGCAAGTCTAAACCACACCATTCTTTCAATGCAGTAAAATTGTATCTCTTATAATCTGGTTCATTACTCCAAAACTTTGGTGTCCTGTAATCAGAATCTGTAACTTGTCTTATAAATTTATACATAACCTCAGCTTCTTTTTTCATTATCTCTCTGCCATTTGATATAGCAGTCCAAGCTTTAATTGCTAACCATTGGTTTTGATCAAAAGATTTTTGACCTTTATTATCTGCAAAATAGATTCCTGCATCTTTGGCTAGTGCTTTGAGCTCATTGACTGTTGTGTGTATCCTACCTAATAAAAACCATTTACCTTCATCCTTCTCAAAAGGTATCTCCTTGAAACTCAAATATCTTTTTACAAGACCTTCTTTTATAAGTGGTTCAAATTCCTTATCAACACTATCGAGAATACCTTTTCTAACTATTTGTGAAAATTGATGTATTGCAGTTCCAAATCTTCTTGTCTTACGTAATACAACTTTCCTACCAGGAAAGTATTTAGTAAAGTATTTTGTATCAGCACCATTCCATTGATATATGGCCTGGTCATCGTCACCTGCAAGATAAATTCTTTTTACTCTATCTGACATTTTATAAATCAATGACCATTGCAGCGGTGTAAAGTCTTGTGCCTCATCAAGTATCAAAACATCTAGCTCAGGAAATTCTACTTCATGTAAAGCTCTTTCAATCATGTCAGTAAAATCTAGAAAAGATCTTTCCCCTCCTGAAGTTTTATAATGCTCATACGTGCTTATCTTTCTAACATAAACATCAAGTGATTCTTTCTTCTGTGCTTCTCTTTTAAAAACAAGCACAGGATCTTCTAACAAATTTCTAGCCTTATCATAAATACCAAGTGACCAATCAGAATATGTAAAGTTATCTTGAGATAGTCTATTGTCTGATCGTTTTACAAAATTATTTGTAAGTGCATAATCAATCATACAATCTTTGGTATCAAATATTTCTTCTTCAAAATATCTTCTGCAGTAAGAATGTAAAGTTCTAAATCTACTAAACGATTTAGAATCAAGATGTGGAAAAGCTTCCAGAGCTCTTATCTTTGCGGTATCAACTGCTTTATTTGTAAATGATATGAAGGCTATCTTCTCTGGATCTACACCATTTTTTAAATGTCGCTTTACTACTCTTTCAATAAGAGTCCAAGTCTTACCTGTACCGGGTGGACCAAAGATCTTAATTGTCTTTCTGTATATTTGTTTTTGTTTCTGGAGTCCTAAATTTGTTGTGGTACTCATCATCCATCTCGCTAAGTTCTTGTTGTGTGTTAGTTTTTGGTTTTATTTTTTGGTGGTTAACGAACTCAGGCATAGTAACATACCATACATTACGTTCACCTTCAAAGAAATCATGCTTTTTACAATCTAAAAGTCGAACAGCTTGGTTTACCGACTTGAATGGTGTTTTTCTTTTATCAAGAAAATCAGACAATGTGTTTCTTTTAAAGTAACAAATATTATCTTTACTATCTAAAACAGTGTACCCATCTTTTAATTTTGTAAAATCATCTTGTTCAATTGTGCTTTCAAAAAATATTTTAAGAGTATTGTATTTCTCTTCTTCAACCGTATCCTCATATTTTAGTGATGTATTCTCAACAGCTGACTCAAGTAAATGTTTCATCAGCAGCTCGAATGGACTTGGCCCCTTCTTTGGTCTAGGTAGTGTTAACCAAAATATTCTATATTTAGCTAAACAAACTCTCCAAGACTTCTCGTCTTTTGTATCTTCAGGTCTAAAACTTATGTGTCTATCTCTAAAAGTACATTCATAAATAATTTCTTTTGTTGTTTCAGTATATGTCAAACCTGTAAATTCATTCTTAATATCTGGTGCTTGTACACCAATACCAAGCTTTCTAAGTTTACAAGTTTCTTTATCACATATAGAAGCTACGAAATTATGCTTAGGTGGACAAAAATATTCATATCCTTTTGTATGCACTGATTGTGCCGTACCATCACTTTCATTTCTTTTGAGTGGTCCTTTTGGGTGATTCGCAAAAATAGTTTTCTGTCTATCCCAAGCTATGTCTTTCAATTGTTTCACAGTCAGATTGCCTTCTGCTTTTTTCATTTCTGTTACACAAACATTGAATAGCATGTTGTTTCTGTCTCCTGTCCAACCTTCTTGTATAACTTTTTGTACACAAGGCGGGTAGTCTCTCCAATCAGTTTCTGCGTTGTATTCTGTTACTTTGTATTTAAGGAATTCTTTTGGATCTAATGTTTTCTTTTTTGCTAATTCTAAAAAACCACCTAGCATTAGTGGTGTATTGTTATCATCAAATGCATATTCAACCGCTGCATTTGCATTAAAGTAAGGCATACCTACAGCCTTATTTAATGGAAACACTTCTTTTGATAAAAAATATTCTTTGTTTATTTCTTCTAGTTTTTCTTTGACCTTATCTTTGTTTGCCCAATCAGAAAAAAATATAAATAAATGTAAACCACCAGATTTAGATTTAACAGGCACTAGTGGTAGTTCAAAATCTCTTATTATGTCTACGTATTTTTTGGATGTGTATTGTTTGTAATTAGCTGGATCTATATCGATGCATGACCATTTTAGTTTGTCACCATTCTCAGGGCGAATACCGATCAAGTGCTTCCCATCAACGTGATTCTTCCAAAGTTTCTCAGTGACTGGTTCGTGGATCGTGGAGTATGAAGCTTTTCTCTTACCCCTCTCATCCATCTCCCCCGTCAGAGAGATGGATAAGTATTGGGAAGAGTCACCTTCAAATAATTGAAGTAACTCTTTTTGCATTAGAAGGGGGTACTATCATTTTTTATCTGCTTCGCTTCTGATGCAGATTCCTCTTCACCAAAATTAACCTTACCAAAGATATCGCTTTTCTTTGCAGTCTCATAAAACCCTCTTGTCGCTTCTAATGTGGACGACAATTTTGGATCATCAAGGTACCTATCGAATTCAACAACCCAACCGTACCAAGAGTTTTGTGAGTTACTTTCTTTAGTGGTTCGCAATCTATAGGCAGTTGCCCAAGATGGCGGAGTAAAGAAACCCTTCTTCCCTTTAAGTCTTCGACTTGCCATCATAGAATTCCAAGTCTTAGACTTTTTCTTCTGAGTAGATTTCATAGAGATCAGTGCCGTTTCCAAGGGCGCATAATCTTTATCAAGCACATAGACAAAATGATTTCCTGTATCTTCTACATAGTTACCATTCTCTAATCTGTCCTTACCATCGTCCCCACGATTAGTAGTAGACATTATCGCTGGATCAGTGTGGATACCCACAGGTCTACCTGGGCTATCTCCTCTGTCCTTCCACTCATTGAAAGTGTTTATATATAAACATGGCACAACAATTAATCCGTCTTTACCTTTGAAAAGGTTACCAGATGTTTCATTGTAAATGTCACCTTGTTTAGCAGATTCAATGTACTTACCGTCTGATTCGTCAAGTACAGGTGAATTGCTATAAAGGATTTTTAAGATAGGGAGTTTAGTATCCCTAGCAGTTACGAACTCTTGTCCTTGTCCTGCTGACTCTTCCAAATTAAGAGTAGATGGAAGGGATGCTTCTTTTTTAACTGCTACATCCTTGGCAGCTTCTTTTGCTTGTTGCATTGTCACTCCTTCGTTGTGATCTTGGTTCTTGTTGCTACATAAACACCGAATAAATCGGCAGGAACGTCTTTCCCTTTTTCAATCTGCTCTCTTACGAAAGCTTTAAGAGTCATCGGTTCTACCTTTTCGGCTTGCTTAACATTATGACCTTTATTTCTTAAATCGTCAACAATTGATTTTGCTTCATTGTCTTGATTTCTACCAAAAGTCAAAGTTACGTTATTTTTAATTAAGTCCCCATGATTATTATCACGGAGCCAATCAAAAGCCTCGTCAGTTCTCGATGCAGGTATCCTTGCGCCATAGTATGGTTTTATCTCTACAGATGAACCATCCGTAAGCTTAAGTAAACTTACACCTGTTTTCTGCATTAAGTTTGGAATATCCGATTCGGAAAGTTTCAACTCTTCTGCTTTTTTCTTTTTTAGCTGGTCTTCTAACGTTGTTACTTCCTTCTGGATGTCCAATAACTTATTGCAAAGTTCAGCAATCTCTTGAGATGCTGTGGTGTCGATTGTTATATTTTTCGACAGTGCTTCTAAGTCCATAACGACCTCCTTGATTGCCGTGTAAATTAATAATTTGACTAAGTCAAGAAAAAAATATATTGATGGGATAAAATGAAATACAACTATAAAACTAAACCTTTCCAACATCAACGTGATGCTTTAACTGCAGGTGCAAAAGAAAGAAGCTATGCATACTTTATGGAGATGGGCACAGGAAAAACAAAAGTTGCAATTGACAATGCAAACTATATGTTTAAAAATTTTTGGATTGATTGGGCTATTGTTATAGCGCCTAACTCAGTTTATAGAAATTGGATTGGTGAAATAGACAAACATAGTTTTGGATCTGTTGTACATGTTCATAAAGACAAGGAAGTTTATGGGGATAAAAGACATCCTGAAAGACATTTAAAATGGTTTCTTATAAACGTTGAAGCATTATCACATAAGTCTGGTGTAGATAAATTAAAATTATTATTATCTAGAAAAGATTGTCGTCATCTAATGATACTAGACGAATCAACAACAATAAAAAACAGATCAGCAAAACGAACACGAAACATTTGTAAATTAGGTAGACTAGCAGACTACCGAAGAATCCTAACAGGGAGCCCAATAACAAAATCTCCATTAGATCTATATACACAATGTGAATTCCTTAGTCCACAACTTTTAGGCTTTGATTCTTTTTTTACATTTAGAGCGAGATATGCAGTAATGCAACAGATTGAGATGGGCGGAAGACAAATGTTATTTCCTAAATACTATACAAATCTAGATGAGCTTACTCATAAGCTTAAAGGTTTTTCTTTTAGAGTTAAGAAAAAAGATTGTTTAGATTTACCTGATAAATTGTACACTGTGAGAAAAATAAATCTTACAGCCAAACAGGCAGAAATCTATAACAGATTAAAAAAATTTGCTTACGCAATCATTAATCAAGATGAAGTCACTTTTGCTAATAAACTCACAGAAATATTAAGATTACACCAGGTTACAAACGGGTTTGTTAAATCAGATGATGGTACAATTCAAGTATTTGACGATTGTCCTAAGCTTAAAGAATTGATGGAGATATTGGAAGAGACAGAGGGTAAGTTTATAATATGGGCTAATTATGTACAAAACATAAAAACTATTATTGAAAAAATTAAGGAGAAGTATGGTGCTGACTCTGTGGTTTCGATTTTTGGGGAAGTTTCAACGGAAGATAGGCAACAAGCTGTCTCCCGTTTTCAAAATGATAGTAGCTGCCGTTTTTTTGTTGGTAATCCTTCCACCGGTGGTTATGGTCTTACTCTTACAGCTGCTTCTTATGTGGTTTATTTCAGTAATTCGTACAACTTGGAAGTACGTGAACAAAGTGAAGACAGAGCTCATAGAATTGGTCAAGATAAAAATGTAACTTACATTGATCTTATAACAGAAAATACCATTGATGAATTTATAGTTTCAGCTCTAGATAAAAAATTAAAATTAAGTGCAGAAACCTTAGGTGAAGAAGTTAAGCAGTGGCTAAAGTAGAATAGTATTCATCAACTTTTTTAAACCATTTATCTTCATATTCTGATAGTTTAGATTGATCCATTTTAAAACCTTGAAACAATAGATCTTTTGTACAAATAGCAATAAATCCTTGTAGGATCTCACCATGTTGCTTCTTATGTGCTAAACTATATGCTGCAATTTGGTAAAAATAATCCTCTATCCACTCTTCTCTCTTGGGTTTATTTGATTGTTTAAAGTCAATTATTGTAGGTTTACCATCAAAGACACCTACTAGATCCGTAGATCCTGCCCATTGATCTTCATATGCTAGGTTTACCTCACTCCCAAATATAGTCTTTAATGGGCCTAAGCCGTCTTCTATGACCCTATGAGCCATTAACCTGGCCTGAGCACCATCTTTAGATAAATTGAAGTATCCTATGCCGTTTATGTAGTTTTCTAGTACATAGTGCATTTCTGTACCCCTTGTGGCTGCTTGGTTCATGATTCGTTGAGCTTCTTGATGGCCAACCCTTTCTCTCCAAGCATCAAGACCTGCTTTCTTTTCTGGGCTTTGTGTAGCTGAAAGTATTGTTGTTACCGAAGGAACCTTTTTCTCTCCTACTTTGTAGGTTCGTGGTCCGTGGTCATCGTCTCGAAAATAATTACTATAAGAATATTTGTTATCCCATTTGTAATCTGTAATTGTGAATTTGTTTTCTTCTCGGATTATCTTCATCCGAGATCTATACTACATATGATTAGAAAGTACAGCTAAAAGAATTGCACCCAGTCCACCTACTATAAACTTTTCCATTCTAGCGATTCGTGCTTCCATTCTATCTATCCTATCAAATGTTTGTTTTTGCATGTATCTGCAAATTTTTTCATGATGTTCTATCTTTTGTAATGCTGATTTTTTAGCCATTATTGATTTCCTCTTGTCGCTATTGCTGCACCTAATGGATCATTAGGAAACAGCATATTAAAATTCTGTGGAGTTATAGTTTGTGAAGCAGGGGCTTGTATTGCAGGTGCTTGCGCTGCAGGTGTTGTATTTTGCGGTAAATTTCTTGGATCAACAAACTCTGAATATGCAGGAGCTGATGGATTGTAATTAACAACTGTATTAGCTTGTGAAGAGCCTTTATTAGAACCATCTAAATAGTTTATACCTTTAGCTAAATCTTCTTGTGATGATTTATCTATAACTTTTAATTCAGGATAAAATTGATCCCTAAGTTTAGGATCGATTGCTTGTGGTGTAAAACCAAGCTCAGGAACTAAAATATTTTTATTAAGTAAATATTGTGTCACTTCTTCAAAATCAATATTTTTAGGATCTATTCTAGGAAAGTCTTTATCTTCATCCATAGCCCAATTTAATAGACGAACCATTGACTTAGGTGGATTTCTTACATCCATCGTTTTACCTGCTTTGTTTAATCTTTCCATGTCTGTGTATACATCAAGCATATACTTAAGTGACTTTGGACTAGCTAAGAAGTATCCACCTCCAGCTAATAAAAGTGTTAAAGGTAAAGCAGCACCAACACCACCCTGTGCTAAGCCTGCAAGTGCAGCACCACCAATGGCTGTTTGACCAACTCCTCCAAGCATAATTCTTCTCATGACAAATGAATTTGAGTCTGAGATATATTTACCAAACTCAGCGTCCATAATATCTACAAGTTTCAAAAGATCGTCAGCTGCATCTTTACCAACTTTACCACCACCAAACATTTCTTGAAACTTACCACGCGCTGCAGTCTTTGCAGCTTGTTCTGACATACCAGGTCTATCTAAACCTAAATTCTTTTTAAACAAAGATATATCAAACTCACCTGCAGTCTTTGCTTGTTTCTGTATGTCAGCCACATCCGTTACACCTAGGCCATATCTTGTTGCTTTGATTGGATCTATTCTTGTTGTCTCCTCTAATGCAGTCGTGCCTGCTGAATCGAATATTTCTTTTCTACCTTTGTAATTAATGATTCCCATGTCTCTTGCTTTATCCATAATGTCACCAATAGTTTTTTCGTTAATCATTGGTTGTTTTGTATAAGATTTAAATAAAGCATCGAAGAAATATCTTGTTCTTGCTCTGTTATAAACTTCTTTACCTAATTTACTTTGAGGATTATCTACTCCTAAAATAAATTTTAGTTGTTTGAGACTACTCGCACTTGGGTCTTGAAATGTTTTTGAAATAGTATCTTCCCACATTCTATCTGGTTGAAGTCTACCGAAGGGTTCCATATTCAATGCAGCTTTGTTAGCAAATACATTTTGTGTTGAGTTAGCTATCTTTCTTGCTACAGGATTATTGAAAGCTGAAACAGATGTAGAAAAGAATTGATTCGCTCCCTCTAATTCTTTACCGAAATCATCCATTCCTTTTGTAATCTTAGCAGCGAACTCATCTGCTGCCTCTCTTCCTGACGATTGTAAAATACTATCATACTCTTGTTTAAAAGGTGTACTATTTAAATATGCTTGAATGTTATCTTTAGATGCAACTCTATTGAAATCATTGACTGCCGAAGCTTTTAAACCAAAGAAAAAATCTTTCATATCAGTAAATTTACTTGCTTCTGTCGCTCTGACTAAATCTTTTATTAATGTTTGATATTGTTTTGGTGTAATAAAATCATCTATAGCTCTTCCTTTGTTTGCAAAATTAAATAAAGAATCTGCAAAAGGTGATCCTTTATCAAACTGACCTTCATACTTAGGAACTCTTTGGCCATAAGGTAAATCTGTTTGTTTACCCATGAATGGCTCTAGACTACCATCTTCAATTTTTTTAATTATATTTTCTGCAGTTTCTTTGAAACCTTTCATAGGTATAAACTTCGGATTACCTAAATTCTCAGCAATAGTATCTACATAATTATATCGATTGTTTATGATATCAAAATACTTTTGAAAGTTTTCTCGCATCGTTGGTAAAAATTTTAAATTCAACATTCCTGTTGCCTCCAATGGAGCCTTTGCAACTACATTATCCAACATTGCTCTAAAGGTTTGTTCTTCTACAGCTTTTCTTTGTCTTTTAGCAAAAATATTTACTAAAGGTATAATACCAAAAACTTTTTCAAACCCTCTAATAATTTTACCACCAAATGTTCCTGAGTCTGCTAAAGTTGAAATAGATAACTTAATACCCTTTTGTTCCGCTGCTTCTGCTAATGCTTTTGTTTCTGGGCTTCCAAGACCTAGCCATCCTTTCATACCACGCATTGTAACGTTAAGAATTGGTGCAAGTGATGTTCCCGCTAAGTTAAAATAAAATGCATTACGCGATGCTTCTGCAGCATGCACTAATACTTGTTGTCCATAAGGCAGTTTCTTTATATCGTTATTTGAAATTTCTGATAAATCACTATTAGTTGCTACATTAACATCTGTTGCAACATTTGCAGCATCATATAAAATTGAACCTGCTCCAGCACCAGCTGCTGATGCGACTTGTGCTTTTGCTTCTGTAACTAAAAGTTGCGATGGTGCACTACCTGCCATTCTAAAACCATCAGCTACTTTACCGACTGCCCTTGCAGTTTTTCTTAAAATTTTTATACCTCTAAAAAAAGGTAATTTTTGTAATGCTCTTTCATACTTCCTAAAATCACCTTCAACAGCTTTCATTTTATCTATTCCAAGACCTTGTGAAGGATCTCTTATTATTGAGTTAACAATTTTTGGCATGTCCTTTGTATACACGTATGCAGCACCTGCAACATCACCTGTTAATTCTAAATCAGATCTTTCTACACCTTCTTTTGTAAGTGGTATCATGCCTTGTGTAGCAACGGTAAAAGGTCTATCTCTTTTAGCTTTTTCTTTTGCAATCAATTTTGCGCCAATATCTCTTTCTCTTTCTACTTCAGACACAGAATTGTATCCTTTTAATTGACCAGATTCAAAAGCAATATCAACCGCTATTTTTTGCTCGTCATTTAAAGTTGATGGATCAAATGTTTTATTATCTAATCTTGTTTGTAATTCTTTTAAAGTAGCCATTATTTTATAGTACCAAGGATTGCCGTATTGTTGGCAGCAATATTTTGTTTAATTATTTTGTTTTGTAAACTTTTTTGATATTCTCGAATGATAGGCATATCTTCAAATGAATTAAGATAATTAACACTTCCTCCTAATTCTATAAAATCTCTACCAACTCTTTTAAATTGAGCTTGGAATCTTTCTGCCAATCTTTCATATGCTCCTCTAACTACCCTATCCGACATCCCTAATCCTAATGTTTGTGTTGCTTGTGCAGCATCTTCAATGTCCGCTCTCGTCAATCTATCTTCATCTTTTAAGGCGTTAGCAAGGATATATTTCATACGTATCTCAATCAATCTTGCTTTTGTTATATTTGCTAAATCTTTATCATCAGGTCTAAAATTTTTATTTAATGTACCAATTTCTTTTCTATATTCAGCTTGTAGTTTTGCTGTATCTTCTCTTTCCTTTTCTGTAAGTGCAACTTCATTACCCTGTTCATCAATTTTTTTTCCTCCAATATAGTCATTTAGAATTATACCATCGACTTCTTCATCAAAACTTCCAATATTTCTTATATTGAGAGTGTTTGCAATTGATTCAAGAGAACCAACTAAATTTTCAAATCCTAACCTTACCTTACCACCGGCACCAAACGTTCCTTCTGGTAAGGCTAAAATTTCTTGTGTCATTTGATAACCTGCATTGATACTTCCTAATTGTTTTCTTCTTTTATCAATTCTTGCAGGTGATTTATTTACCTCTGTATATTCTGTGTATTTCATTGGAACAGCTGTAGTGCCACCTTGACCATCATCTACAATCATTACATCAAAACCATTTTGGTCGACACCAACCTCAACACTTTTTGCACCAAAAGGTGATGTCGGATCTTGTACTACAACTGTTTTTCTACTTTTCACTTTTAAAGCTGCATCAGTTTTTTTCTTTTCTTTTGCTTTTAAATACGCAACTGCTAAATCATTTCTTCTATCTTTTTCTTTTTGAAACAATGCCATAGCAAGATCTGCTGTGTCGGATCCAGCTTGACCAAGTACATCTACAAAACCTCTTAAGCCACCTTGTGAAGTTCTGCCTTTCATCAAACCTGTTCCTAATTTAAATAAAATTAAATTATTTGTTTGGTCATTGCCGCCTGTTAAATTTGTAATTCTATCGTAAAACCTATTGAATTGAGCAGCCTCTTCACTGCCTGCACCATCAGATAAATTATCTATTATAGCTTTACCACCTTCTCCCTGTGCATTTTGTCGGTTTGCAATATCATTTATGTCATCAACATCTAAATCTTTAGCTTCAGGATCTTTGTTATTTGGCATCGTAGCTGTGTTATTTACTTTTGTACCGCCAGGTGTAGTAAATGTCATAACATCTGCAATTCTATCTGCTGTAGCAGATGAGGTTGTACCTTCAATTTCTTGTTGTTGATAGGCTTTTGTCAAAGCCTCTGTCGCTAACTTTTTATATTCTGGTGTAGTCGTATCTATTTCTGGATTTTTCTTATCTGATTCAATTGTACTAATGACAAGATCTACAGGCTTGTCACTTATAATTCTATTCATATCACTATTTTTTATTTCCTCTGCAACTGCTGGTGGTTTATCACCTAACACTAATCCACCTCCTATACCTGCAAGACCAACACCTGTTGTTCCTTTTAATCCTCCTGGAACTCTTTTAGTAAATTCTTTACCTGTTGTTTGCATAGCTTTTGATGTTTCAGGAAATTTTCTTTTCAATGTTCTTTGTGAACCTGCAAGTCTTAAACCTTTTCCAACAAGAGGTGCACCAAAAGCAAGACTACCAATTCCCATAAGAGTTTGACCGACATCGCCTTCTCTAGTTCCTTGAACAATATCTCCAACCCCTTCACCACCGAGAAGCACACCTGTACCTGCTTCTAAAGATCCAGAAGTTCCTGGAGCTTTTTTAGCTCCTCTAGCCACTAAACCTTGTAATCCTGATCCAGAAGTTCCTTTACCTAAACCTGCACCTTGTGAGCCAAGCATTCTTTGATAACCCATAGGCATACCTTTAGCTGCTCTTGCAGCTCTAATGGCTCGCATTGTTCTATATGCACCAAGTCCTGCACGACCTAGATTTCCAAGCATTCCTATCAACGGTATAAAAGCTGGCACTAGAACCTCCTTTGACCCATGTTATAAGCTGCGTACGCACTAATACCCGTACCTACCGCTTGTGCCATAGGGTTAGCTCCTGGTGCCGTGGTCGCTGTGACAGCAGATTGTGATGTCGGTAAATTTGTCATAATACCTTTTAAGAATTCTAATCTTTGATATGGTTCATACTGTCTTGCTAAGGTAGTTTGTCTCTGTGCATCTAAAGCTTGCTGTCCTAATTGTCTTTGAACTCCACCTGCTTGTAATAAACTTGCAATGTCAGCTTGTTGCATCGCTTGTTGCTGACCTCCTAAAGCACCAAGAAGCTGTCCACCAGCTTGTTGAATACCTTGCTGTTGAGCAGCCAAACCTGCAGCATTTTGAAATCCTGAAGCTAATGACTGTCCAATGTTTGCTTGTGTTGCTCTTTGTAATTCAGCTTGTTGAATACCTTCTCTTCCTCCCCCAAATGCTCCTGCTTGCACCGCATTCGCTGCAAGTTGATTTTGTGCCATTTGACCTTGTCTAGCAATTTCATCAGTCACATATGATTGATATGGATTTAAAAATTGTGCAATGTTAGGACCTTGCATAGAACCAAGTACTGAACCTATACCTGCTGCAGTTGTTGCACCTCCAACGCCTGTTGTACCTGCTTGAGTAAATCCTGCTTGCTCTAATCCACTAGGACCTGCAACTTGAAAAGCAGGAATGCCTCCTGTTATAGGATCTTTAGCTAATTTTGCTGCCTGATCGTAGAGTGCGAGTTTTCGGCTTTCTACTTCTGGTGCTTCTCTAGCTATCGATACTTGTGTTCCTGAAGTGGAGCCACCTCCGCCACCACCTCCGCCTCCAAAGATGAAACTCATATTAACTTAACTCCTTTGTATATAAATAACGTTTTACTTTCCATTGTTTACCTTCTAAGAACTTTTGCCAACCAGGTCTTGCATGCACTGCTATTCGTTTGCAATCGTTTTGATATGCAACATGCTCTATTGTTTCTGCTACCTCGTCTTGCCATAGCTCTCTTTTTTCTCCTTTTAATAATATGACTTCACATTGTTTAAAGTTTGGTAACTCCATAACTCTTGTAACAAAGACACCAAATACTTTGTACTTTATTCCGTCATCAGATCCAAACATTGTAAACAATTGAAAGGATCCGTTTTCAATCTCTTCACGAAGATCTTCAATATTCATGGGGTTACCATCATATTTAAGACCCTCTCTCAACATGAACTCAACGAGTGGCCAATATTCGTCAAGTTTTTTAGGTTCGATGTATAATACAACGACCTCTTTTTTAATTTTTTTCTTTTCTGGCTGCATCTAGTAAATCGAATATTCGTTTAAACTTTGCTTGCTGTCCATAAAAGAAAGCCGCTCCTTTTTTTCTCATGTCTTTATAACTTGTTGGGTTAGCACCTTCCATTATACCTGCCCCCAATATTGCATCGGCTCTTGAAACAAATTCACCATCAGCTAATTGAGCTAACATTGTGTCCTCGTCTTTGTCTCCATTACCTGAACCATCTTCTACATATCCTGTAGCCCTTACATAATTGTTTATATCTTTTTCATTATGATCAGTTTTTGATGGTAAATAATTTATACCACCTTGATTAAATTTTCTTACCTCTGCGATACCACCTTTGTGAAAAGTGTATAAAGGATTATTATTATAGTTGTAAGGACTCATGTTACTTCCTGCATCTGCAGTGTCATATTGATATGTATTTAGAATTCCTTCAAGCTGTTCATCTGCTTTCTTTTTTGCCTCTTCATAATCTTCTGGTCTAGTACCTTCAGGCATTTCAGGTTGTTCATCCTCACCTCCAAGAGCTGTTAATCCTGCTGCACCTATACCTAATTGCATACCTGGAGATAAACCTAAAAATCCAGAACCCTCTCTTGTGACCTCACCTGTTATTTTGTTTGTTAAATCTTTCTTACCAAGTATTCTAGACAAACCACTTCCCGTAGGCGTTGATGCAAGTTGTTCTCCTATAGTAAGTTCGTCAGTCCCTAATTTTGCTATCTGTGCTGCTGAGGGTTGTCCTATAAAATTACCACCTTGAAACATTGCAGGCATTGCACTTGATCTACCAAAAGCTTGAAAAGGACCAATACCAGCCATGCCTCCTAATTGACCAAGACCGCCTGCTATTGCTGCATCTCTTAGTGATCGTTTTGTTGATTTACCTCTTAGCTTTTGTATGCCAAAGGTTGCTAATGCTATAGTAAATGGATCCATAATATTTTAACTAGTTATTATGGTATTTTAACTTATATAAAGCTATTCTTCAATATCAGGCTGTTTTTACGAATTCATTGAACATCTTACCTGTGTACTTATACTCTCCAACGTGTGATATATCCTCGTCTATTAGAGCATGTATTTTACCTCCCATGGATGTCCATAACTTACAGAAATAAAAGTCTTCTCCTGTATATGTTTTTGTTTTTGGGCTGTAGTATGAATCGAAAAAATTGTAATAAAATGGTCTTTCTATCATCTCACCATTAACCATAGTACGTTGAATTATATTCAATTCATTGTATTCTTTCATTAATTTTTCAAAAACAGATCTCTGTATCATCATCATACCAGTAGGTCCCTTAACTACCTCGACAAAACCATCTTTTGGTTCAATTTTATTTTCATCACCAAATGTTACAGGATAAATTAAGCCGTATGTGTTTGAGTCATCATCAGGTCTTTTTTCTTGATCTTTTCTAAATTTTGCTTCATTTATTGTTTTCATTGGATAAGGCACTAAAGAAACTTCATGATCACATTTAAAAAGTCTAAGAGCAGATCTTGTTGTAAAATCAATATCTGAATCTATAAACAACATATGTGTGGCATCTGATTGTAAAAAAGCAGATACACATAAGTTTCTTCCCTGTGTTACTAAACTAGACTTCATTAATTGAAATGTAACTTTTATCTTATTAAGTAAACATTCTTTTTGTAAATCAAGACAAGCTTTCATATAATGCATCGACACCTCAGAGTGGATAGGCGTGCATACCATTAAACTTTTTTTATTTATTTCTGTAGACACTTAACGCTCCTTTTAAAAAATTAGTCCAAAAGTTCCCTATTATTTTCCAATCATAAAACCTTTTATAATAAAATTGTTGAAATTTAAGACCTTGTGAAATATCTCTTTTTAGTATTTCTTTTGTTTCTATTATAGCTTCTGCTAATTGTACCTTTAAATTTTTTTTATTAGACGTATACGGTATGTAAACTGGAAACTCAGCACATGTTTCTGGAAGAGCTCCAAGATCAGTAGTTATAAGCAATTGACCAGCAGCCAAAGATTCCATTGCTGATATACAAAAAGTTTCTTCCCATATACTAGGAAAACAATTCACTTGGTAGTCTTTTAATTTTCCTAACAGTTGGTCGTGAGGGCAATAGCCCATATAATTTACATTTGATAAGCTTTTTGCCTTTTCATAAAGTTCTTTGTATGGCTCATCATTGTTTTCAAAAAAAGTTTTTCCATAGATAATTGTAGATGAAAATACATCAAGAGATATATCAGGATCTTTTATTGCTTCCATTGCATCTAAGGCAACTTCTAAACCTCTCCATGGTGTAGAGATGTAGCACATCTTCATTTTTGGTTGTGGAGTAAAATCAGTTTTTAATTTTAGTTCATCGTAATCAATTCCATTTTTAATTACAGTACATTTGTCTTCTGGTATTTTAAAAAAATATCTATACTTTTCAAAGCTCCAATGACTATTAAACACATACCAATCATATTTGTCATGATTTTTTTTATCTTTGAACCAGGCATGTAAGTTAGGTTGATCATAAGAATTTTTTAACCAAAGAATATTTGGTTTTACAGGATGTAGAGGTTCTTTTTCAGGAATAGATGTAGTTATTTGAACAGAATCTAATAATGAATACTCAACAAATTTTTTTAAATAATCAAATTGAATTTCAGTTCCACCGTACGGTTGCATTATTCGGTTTTACCAAAAACTTCTAAAGAATCAACTGTTATTTTTTGATTGATTTGTAAATCATCGTTAGTAGTGTCACTATTGGGATTAGCAACATCATTATCAAAATCAGCTTTATTAGCATATTTCTTTCCTGTTCTTTTATTAAGAACTTCCTCAATTGCTGTGGCTTTAACTACGGGAACTTCTTGTCCACCAATATTAACAGTTTTTTTAGTCATTACTACCTTCCTTGACGGTTGTAGCGCTTATAACATCTTTTTTTATTTTTGTTAAGTCTTTTTGTATGACGTCTCGGACGTTTTCTTGGTTTTGGTCTTGGTGTGAAATTAAGAAATTTTACTTTAGCCATTTTCTTGTGATCTATCTATTAATGCATAACTCACAGCACCTTGAATTTTATTACTCCCTGTAGCCGCTTGTACTGTTATTGCATCTCCTGATTCTAAGTTTAAGCCTTGAGGGGTGGCATTAATTTGTGATTTGGCTGCAACATCATCTCTGAAAAATTCATATTCAGTGCTAGAAGCAGAAGAATCTACTAAATTCATATTTACTAATATAGCCGAGGAGGCATCATTATTTGCACAATAAACACTTTTTATAATAATTGTAGCATCAGACGGACATGTCAGTACTGTAGCTTTATTTGTATCGGCTTGTTTAAAACCTTGGTTTTTATATTGAATTGTCATGATATAAAATAATTAAACGCTTCTTGTTCATCTTTCAAGTCTTTTTGATATGAAAAATTAAGTTGTTGTTTTATTACATCAACTGATTCTAATATTTGTCTTTGATTAGAAACATCATATTGATCTTTTGGTTCTGGTATGTATGCTGTTATTTTTGCCATTTAATATTACCACTTACTATTAGTCTAACATTATCTTTATTTGGGTCAACCGAGTGAGGTAAAAAACAAGGGAACAATGTACACAATCCTACTTCAGGTTTTATTTTTTTCTTATAATAACTCAAATAGGGATAACCTGGATTATATAAATTTAAGTGAGAAGAATCCTCAGTACAATCGATTATATAAGAAAAAGAATAGAAATCTTTTATTGATTCGTGGGTGTGCAGATCATGAAAATGACCCTTCTCATAATGCTGTATCCAAGCTTTTACTAAACCATATTTTTTATAACCTAAATAAACACCTACTTCTTTAAAAAAAGGATCAAGCTGTTCAAGCGTCAAATCCAACAGTTCTTTATTGGATTCGTCATAATCATAATTATTGTTTTGTGCCTCATGATTATTAAGCTTTTGGTTTTTTACAAATTCTAAATAGTCTTTTGAAAAAGGTATTTTCTTTTTAAAATACTCAATAGAGATATCTTTTACTTGCATTATCTACGTCCGTCAGGCTGAATGTCGAATCTAAATAATCCTAATCTCCAATTTTGATCTACAGCGTCATTTTCAATCTTAACACTAGCTAATCTTGACCTTGCACGTGTATGAATTTGTTTTGTTGTTGGTGTTACTGTGAACGGTCCTAAAGGTGAAGATGCTTGTGTATCATTTGGAAAAGCTCTTAAATTTAAAGTTACCTTTGCTTGACCCGATAGAATACCAAAGTCAGGAATAAACCTTCTAATCTTAATAAAATACTCACCGTTACCTTCAACGTCTAATTCAAAATCTCCTGATTGTATAAAGGCTTGTATTGCAGTGGTAGTCCCATTAGCATCAACTTCGTTTAAACCACTTTCATGTTCATACAATCTACTGGCGCCTTGGTTCGTGATCCCTTGTACAGTAGGAAAAGTCCCTGTTCCTGTTGTGTAAAATCTTGTTGCATAAGGTAATGGAAATACACCTTGATCAAAGTAAGTTGTTCTAGCTAAAGTTCCTACAGTCCATACATTTTCGTCATAATTATAGGTTACTACCCTATCTATGTTATTTGAACCTGCTTTAGGATAAAACCAGTTTATTTCACTAAACAAACTATTGTGTGAAGCAAATGTTATTTTGCCTGCAGAAAAATTTAATCCTAAATTATTTCCATTTGATGTAAAAACAAAGTCTTCTACTAAACATGGTAAGGCTTTTACAGTACCATCAAAAACAAAAAAGCCACCCTCATCACTTATCCAATATACAGCTCCGTTGACATATACTGCAGAATTCGGACCCAAACAACCACAGTTAGTTCCAACTTGTTTTATACTAAATGTAAAAGGTGGGCCCACAAATTGCATAATATATGCAGCTGTATCCGTAAGAATAAAAATGTAATCTTTACCTTTCACCGCTGCAATAATTTCACTTCCGCTATCTAGTCTAAAAGTTCCTGCAGTGTTTGTAGAAGTAGGTGCATATGTATTTAAATCTTCTTGGTCAGAAAATCTTATAAACATTTTGTCTTGTGTTGAAGTGGTTCCAATTGTAGTTTCTGTGCCTAGATGAACTAAGTGCCTATCTCTGTCAGAAACAATGGTAGCCACACTTTTTGTAGGGTTACCAGATAAAGCTACCGCTCTTGTAGCAAGAGCATTTGTATCTGCTGCAACAGGATTCCAAGAAAAACTTGGGCCGTTATGAACAGTAGCTATTAGTGTTTGACCATAATTGTCCAATGACCACAGGCCTGGATCAAGAATTAAGTTAGAAGATGTTCTTGATGTGCCCCATGTAGATAGACCCCAAGTACCAGTACCAAAACCATAAGCAGGCTGTTGAATGTAATTACCAATATCAATGTATGGTGTTATTGTTAAAGATCCATTATTTGTAACGGATCCTGTCGATTCGTTTGATGGCATTTGAATAGTAAAAGTAGTTGGTGACGGAACCGTCAAAACTTCAAAGAGATTATCGGTAAAATTAGCAGATGTAAAACTAGTTCCTGATAATCCTGTAGCAGCAGAAAATGCTACAAGTTCTGTAATTTGTAAATTATGATTAGCTGGTGTAGTGATAGTCACTATGTTACTACCATTAGTAGTGGTGATGTCACAGTTTGCTTGTGTTCTTACTGAATCTAACGGAGTTATGTCATAAAATATTTCATCATAATAAATAGCTAGAATTCTATTTGTTCCAATTGCAGAGTACCTTCTACCATCTAAATCAAACCAATTGTGCATTTGCCTAGCAACACCTACTAAATCATTTGCATTTAATTGATTCCATCCTCCTATTTTTTCAGGCATGCCGTATCTAAAACGCACGTTATCACCATCAATCCAGACATTTTGAGCCTGGGTTGCTGTGATTTGTTTGTTAAAACCTGCTGCGAATGGTACTTTAGCTAATGGCATATGGCTTATTATACTATTTTTTTACCAAGTATTCTATCTTTCAGTATAGAAAACTTATAGCTCAAAGTATTGGTATGGCTTGTCAGATCAAACTTTTTACCAGAAAAATGGAGTTCAATATCATCTTGTGTTTCAAAAGACATATAAAATAATGGTTCGTCCTTTTTAATAACTATCTTATCCGTTTCTTTTCTTATAGGTAGAAACATATTTAAATCAGTTGGTATATCTTTAGGATGTATTACACCAGGAAGACATTCCCAATTTCTAAACTCCCATGATGCATTGTGAAAATATAAAGGTGCATCTGATTGAATATAATTAAACATACATATCTTTATTACAAATTGATAATTATCGTTTTGTACATAATCCAATAGCTGTGAGTTACTATGAGTTGTCACACTCATAAGATTATTAAAATCGCCATTACCCATTGCCCACTGCTCTAACTTATTATTAGATATTAGAAACTCCATATCAAAAGGAGATGTAAAAACTAACACTTTTCTAAAATAGTTTACAAATCCAGGACAAGTTTTAATTGTAGTGCTCGTCTCTGAGCGATTAAAAAGTCTTGGTAAATTTTTATAATATTTTGGTAGATTTTTTGGAAAACTTAAAAAATTATTTTTTAATATATCAATGGGTATTATGTTGCTATAAATTGTAAGATTATTTTTCATTTTTAAAAGAAACAGGTAAACCTATAAAAGGTCTAGTGTCAAATTTATTATACTCTGCATTTTTGGTATCTACAGAATTATAATGTAAAAACACTTGACCACATAGTTCCCCTTGAAATTTGTTTCTCCAATGTTCTAAGATGTTACCTTTATAAACTAACATATCTCCTTCTTCTAAATTGACTTCGACATCTGTATCCTCATTCCTTATATATATTGGCCATGGGTCACCTCCTAAATAAAGTGTAGTTGATATTTCACAACTAAACCTATCAGTATGTCTTTTTAATTCATCTCCATTTTCATAAACTCTTGAGTATGAGTATGTAGGATATAATTTTTTATTTGTAATTTTTTCCATTATATTTTTAAGCTCTATTAAAAAAACTTCATTTTCTATTGATGCATAAATTGAGAATGTACCAGGCACTTGAGCATCATTCCATGTTCCAAAATCTATACTATCTTTTTTTAAGTAATTTGTTTTAAACATATGGTCAGTAACCTTTCTTCTTAACAATAAACATCTTAAAGCAAAATCTGCAATCTCCTTAGAGACAGCGCTCTTAATAACTGTAAAACCATCTTTATGAAAATTATAATTTGTCATGTAAGTTAAAATGTATAAATCTCAAAATATTATTATTTTTCTGTACAGTAAACATGTGTGGTAAGTATGATGGAAATATTATTAAATCACCTTGTTGTGGTTTAATATTTACTCTCTCTGACATAGCAGATACTTCATCTTTATTTTCTAATTCATTTATATCTTTGTATAAAAGTGTGTTAGATCTTGGATCACAAAAAATAGGAAAAGATGTATCTTTGCCTACTTCCAAAAATAAAAAACCACTTACTAAACTATTATAATGAACATGGTATTCTTGATTTGAATATTCTTTAAATGTTTCTAACCATATGTCTTTTATTTTAAGATTATTATAATCTGTTTTTAAACCCATTCTTTTTATAAGTTCAAAGCCTTTATCCAATAAAGTGTCTGACACAATTTTAAAATCATTTTGTGAACTGTTAAATCTATCACATAAATGTTTATGATTCTCATGAAACACAGGCGTTGGAAAAAGACTGTACATCATTTGAAAGGGTATCCTAAAAACCAAGAGACAAGAGAATATCGAGTTCCTAGAGTCACTGGTGTTATTCTATGCCAAATAAAAGATGGAAAGACAATTACGCTTCCTTTTGGTTTGAATCTATCCTCTTTTGTAACTATGAGTGCATCATCTTTATTTCTAAATTGAAACTCTAGTTCACCTCCTTGATAGTCACATGGGTCACTTAAATTAACACACATAGATAATTTTCTTATTTTTTTATAAAAGTTTTCCTGTTTTGGATTTTCATAAGCCCCATCGAAAGAGTCTGGATGCCAATTATAAAATTGATTTATTTTGTATTTAGTAAATTGCACTGATTCAGTATGATTTATTTCAAAGTTCCATTCTGCATTTTTATTAGCTGTATTTACATAAGGCCAAAGCTCTTTATAAAGCCATTCTTCGTCTATCCAAGCAACATCTGAATCTCGCTTTTTTTTAGTTTTTTCTTCAAACTCTTTTAACAATTGGTTCTTTGTAACGTCAAATCTATTTACAAGCTGTTCCTCAATGTATTTATCGGCATCTCCTGTTGTGCCCTTGCGTTCTCTTAAATTGTTTCCGTGTGTAATAAGTTTGTTACAAAACTCTTCAGACAAAACTTTTTCAAAAACCCAATAATAATTTTTTAAGATCATAAATAATTAAAAACCAAAGTAACTCTTGCTTTCTTGTCTGTACATGTTGTACTAGCATGAGGTTTTGAAGAATCAAATAAAACTAAATTATTTTGTTTACTCTCTATTTCTTGATCTTCAATTATGGTTTTTCCATTATTTGTATTAAAAAAGAAGAGTGCACCTTTATGCGGATATTCAAAATCAGTGTGCATTCTGTGTTTAATTATTTTTTGTTGATTTAAATATAAGTTTGCTTTTATTCTTATTATTGCTTTAGGTTTTAATCTATCTAAGAAAGGCTGACAAACCATGTCATAAAATTCGCTATTGGGTCTGTTATCTTTATAAAATAAATGTGCTAAAAAAATATTATCTAAAGGATCTTTTTCATCAATCACGAAGTCTTGATAAAACCACGGAAAACTATTATTCATTACAAATTTTTGTAAATTTGTAAAAGCGTCTTGAGGTAAAAAATCTTCTATGACTTCAATTGACATGAGTAAGTTTATACACTTACTTTAATTAAAAGGCAAATTAACTTGGTATTTCCCAAGCAGTGGAAGTAGAACTCCAAACTAAAGATGTAGTATTTTCAAAATCTTGACCAATCCATCTTTGATTATCATCATCCCAAGTCCAATTCAGTGTTTTTTCACCATGATTTCTTGTTGGAAAACCAAAACTTGGTTCCCAATCACATCTACTAGTGTTAAACACCCAACTAGAATATAGTTTTGGTGGTATAAATTTATCTGTTGCAGAATCGTAAGAAAATCCATGTGCAGGATAATTTCCTCTGAATGGCGTACCTCCATCAACATGTTCATTATACTGAGTTTGGGGATCACATCTTTTTACATATGTGTTTTGAGGATAGTTTCCATCATAATATGTGTCTGCAGTCCATTCATCATCAGGAATAGTAGAATTTACCCAAGTTGCGCATTGATCAGAATCAACTCCTCCATTAGCAGCGCATTCTGCATCGTTCATTACGACTACTTTTATTACAATATTATCGTCTGAATTAATTTGTGCAAAATGTGCCATTATCCTGATTTCCAATTCCCATCTTTAATTGCTTCAAAGACTTGTTTAGTTGGCCATACACCAGAAGCTGAAAAAGCATCTAGTTCTCTTACGATTACAACACCCGAACCTCCGCTTCTTGTGCCGCCACCGTGATTCGCTCCTGCTCCTCCGCCTCTGCCGTTACTACCACTTTGGCCTCCAGGTGAACCTTCACCTCCGCCTCCTGTACCTCCAGCATAATTTCCGTCAGAGCCACCTCCGCCTCCAGCGTAAAAATTTCCAGGTGATGAAATTGCATTTTCTGAACCTTGTCCTCCAGCAGAAGCTCCTGGTTGGCTAGCGCCTCCGCCACCTCCACGGTCACCACTATTTCCTCCAGGATTTCCCTGAGGTGGATTTACAGATGGTACGTTTCCTTGTCCTCCGCTTCCAGATTGAGAACCTCCGCCTCCTGATCCGCCAGGTCGTCCAGATTGGCCATTCCATGAGCCACCGCCTCCGCCTCCAGCAGATGTAATTCCAAATACACTTGAAGAACCACCGTTGCTTGCTTGTTGATAGTCACCGCAGAAACCTCCGCCTCCGCCTCCAATTGAGACAGGGTAGCTTGATCCACCTGATACAGGTTGAGCATTCGCTACAGGAGATGGATAGTTTGTTCTATATCCTCCTGCTCCTCCGCCCCCAATTCGGGCTGCGCCACCGCCACCACCGACAATAAGATATTCTACAAATTTAGTGCCTGGTGATGCAGTATAAGTTCCGCCTGAAGTAAATGAATTAACTGCAGGTGATCCAGCTACAGAATTAACTGGAATGTTTGAAGCGCCTATAATACCACCTTGTCCTTGTGCCATTATTAAGACCTCCTATTAACTTAGTTCTTCGTAATTTATAGTGATAGTCAAGTCACTAGCTGCACTAGCTCCTGCTTCGATATTATCTCCTTCTTCTAAATACAGAGAAGAATTTTTATCGATTAATATTAAAGTTGAGTCTGCTGCTACAGCAATTGTGCTTGCAATTTTAATTGGTGATCCACCACTTTTTGTAATAGCCACAGTCGCATCAGCAGAGTTACTGCCGTCTACGTTAGCTATAATAATACTGTTAATTTTAAAAACTTTGTTTGATGATGATGCGTTTGCTAAAATTTCTGTTGTTACAGTAGTCGACAAGTTTGCTTGAACTGACTTAGCTGTAATCGTTGAAACATTAACTAGATTTGGTGCTGCCATTTTTTATATCTCCTTAATTATAATTTATCCGAAAACTAGTGCCATTGCAATAGCTTTTCCTGTTGAAGCTACATCAGAAAAAGATAACGCTCCTGCGCCATTTGTTGTTAACCCATTACCACTTGAGCCATCTGCTGTTGGTAAGGTCAAAGAAAAACTAGAACCCACAGTTGCAGGTGCTTTCAAACCTACATACTCTCCTCCAGTGGAATCTTCGAATCTTACTTCATTTTGATTAGTCAAATTTAATTGTGATAATTCTGAAAATAAATCTGTTACATTAGTGCCATCAGCGTAAAGAATTTTTGTACCTTTATCAGTGGTAGCAAAAGTTGGTCCTGTGCCACTTACTGTTTTAAATTGAACAGTGTACGCGCCAGAAGTTGTGTTTTTGACTATGTATATTTTTTCAATGCTGTTAGGAATTGTTACAATTTGGTTACCTGTAATAGTTCCTGTTAATTCAACTACTGCGTTTCTTGCATTTGAAAGAGTTGCATTTGTCATTGCTAATGCTGTCGTTTGTGCGCCACCTGCAATAGAAACTGCTTCATAACCAGCAATCGCTTGTTGAACTAAGTTTAAATTTGTATTAGTTTTATCACCCCAAGTACCAGAGTTTTCCCCTGTTACCATTAATTCGAGTTTCAAATCTGTAGAATAACTTGATGCCATATATTAATCCTTGTTTTTAAAAAGTATAGTTTATCTATGCTGCCTCGTCAATAACCGTCCAAGTGTTAGTTATATCTGGATCTACTACTGCCCAGGCATTTATGTTAATTGTACCAACAGAACCGTTGATTTGCAATCCTGTTACCGGTGCTTCAGCACTTGCTCCAGCTACCACACTTGCAAGAGTTGGTGTTAGGGATATTCCTGAAGGAGAAGCTATAGTATTTGCGTCTAATACAGCTGTTCCTAAAGAGAAAGTTGTTGATAGTCCCGTTAAAGCACCTGTGTTTGCGTCCGCTGTTACGCTTACTGAACTTACATTTGTAGTTAAGCTTTGTCCCGTAGTAATAGTGTCTACTGATGGGATTATGACTTCAACACCTGTTATTAAAGTATTTCCATCACCATTACCCCAAAGGCTATTTCCCCATGTGTCATTTCCCCAAGGGTCATTAGAAGGAGATGTAACTTCAACAATTGTAAGTTCTCCACCAAAAGCACTTCCTTGAGAAGCTGTTGCGTTTGTTCCTGATAAAGAATAAATAGAAGCTTGACCAATAGTTCCTAGTGATGAAGACATTTGTTGTCCTGTTAAAGAAACATTTGCTTCTCCAATACCAACTTCGACACCACTTACTAATGAGATTCCGTCACCAATACCCCATAATCCATTACCCCATGCTTCATTACCCCATGGATCATTTGAAGGAGATGTAACTTCAACAGTTACAAGCTCTCCAGCAAATACTGTACCTCTACTCGAAGTCATACTTTGACCTGTGGCTGGAGCTTCGGCACTTGTTCCAGCAACTTCGTTTCCTACAGCTGATGTTATGGATGCGCCTGTTGGTATAATGTTTGCGTTTGCGGTTACGCTTTCAGTTCCAATAGCAAATGTACCAATACTGATACCTGTAACAGCTGCTTCAGGACTTTCAAATTCACCCCATTCTTGAGAACCCCAAGTCAATGCACCCCATCCAACAGATGGAAAATACGAAACAGAACTTACTGCTGATGTAACGTTTACACCAGTTGCAGAAACAGATTGATCCCCTAATAGATTCCAAGTACCAAATCCCCATGTTTTTGCTCCCCATGTATTTTGAGTAATATCAAAAACACCTCCCATGCCAATTCCATGGATATAACACAAATAATAAAAATCTGTTTCGGAAGATGGTGTTACCTCAATGTATCTTGTAGTAGCAGCATTGAATGTAGTTGTGTTTGTGTAGTTTGCTTGGTTGCTAGCTCCGTCAAGATAATAAGTTATTCCCGAAGAAATAATTCCAGACGTACTAGTGTTTGTTGAAAAAATTAATGGATGACCGTCATTAGATGCATCACTTTGTTCAAAACGTAAAGTTGCACCTGAAACCCAGCTTACAGTTCCTGGACCTGTAGAATTTCTAGCACCGTCCAAATAAAAGACGTTGCCTGTTCCTCCGCCATAAAGGTTACCCGATGCTACGGTAACTGTGTAAGTAAGTTCTGCCATAGCAACGGGCTCCTAAATTATGCGATTCTTAAAATAGCAGCAGTAGAGGTAAAGTTAGGAAATTGAATTGTAAATGTTCCTGATGTTGCAGTTTTATCTGCGCCAAAATCTAAAACACAAACTGCTTTTTTAGCGTCAGTTGAGTTATAAATTAAAGCACCTCTTGCAGTTAAAGTTACTCCAGTAAAAGATAAGTCTGCGAAATCTACAATAGCTGTTGTAGATGATAATGATGTTTGTTGCGATTGTAATTGTTTACCTTTAGCAACATACGTACCAGAAGCAGAAACTTCGTTACCTGTAGTGTATGAAGTTGTTGCTGCACCTAAAGTCGCTGAGTTAGTATACAATGCTAAATTAAAATTGTCCCCGCCTGTATCTAGGTCATGGACACCGTCTAATAATTCTTTTTTAAAAGAATTACAAACTGCTTGTGTTATTGCCATAAAATTTCTCCTTAATAATTAATTATTTGGTGATGGTGAAGGAATTTTAACCCTTGGCACACCATCGGTATACTCGTCTCTACGTCTAGCACCCATTTGCTCTAACGCAAAGCTCTGTATAGCTACATTATACTTGTCTGAGTATAGTTTGTACATATCCATAGGTCCTTTCAAAAACTCATAAGCATTCATCATCGTAGCTACAAATAGTAGATCTTGATAGTTATTGGACAAATATGTCGTAGTATTAGTTGATGACAAATGATCAGGGTTCATTACATAATCTACCTCAACTTTATATGCACTGTTTGGTGTAGGGGCTACTATCAAATAGGTTTCTTTCCAATTAGAATAGTATTTTGGGACACCTGTAGCTTCTGTTGAGTTATACTCATCTATAAAAGAAACATCTCTTTTAATTAAAGTTTCAGTTGTAGTAGGTGAGTTATTGGTGTTAAAAACTTTTACTGCCCTTACAGACAAACTAAATCTTGAAGTATTACCTTGAAAAACAGCATTATTAGGAAGTTCTAAATATCTATTTGAAGGTTTGAAATTACTTGTAACATACTGTCTTTCGTAGTCTGCATCCACTTCTCTTGAAATTCTTAACTCTGCATCTTTGATCATAGAGTCAAGAATAGAATCAGTTAAAACTGAACTATCAACCTCTGTGTAATCTCTTACCTTTTGAATTAATTCTGCAAACGTCATGATATAAGAATTGTAACACTCCCTAATGAAGAATTCACCTGTCTCTTCTTATTTTCTTCTAACGGGTCAATAGATGGTTGCATGCCATTAGATGTAAACTGACCTGGCCAATATTGTAAATCAAGATAAACAACTACAGGTGCAGCTCTTTGAATTCTTGCATTATACAAGGCTTCAGGATCTGCAGTGTGAGGTTTTGGATCTAGTTGTGGATGTTTTTTTTCAAATTCTGATATATGAACTAATGAGCCATTCCATTCTTTGACCATTTCTCTATAAGGAAATTCTTGACCAGAACGGTCGGAAATAGATTTTGCGTATTTACCTTTTGCATATGCCATAGTTAACCCTGTGGATAATAAATATTAGGTGTGATGTATACAGATGTCCTTTGTCCATCTTCATCTAACGCTCTTTTTAATTCATCCTCGTATAATAATTTTAATGCTTGTATTCTATCTGGTGCAATTTTTTGTGACAAATAAAACGCTAAACCTGAAACCATGCATGGAAAAAATCTGAATGGCATATCCGAAGTATTAGTGTATGCTCCAACATCTTCAATTCTTGCAAGATAATAATAAAATATATTAGTAACCGCACTCGTATCAGGAGCCAAATATAGACTTATTGTTGGTGTTAATTGTCTATCAACGTAATATTGAGAAGGTGTTCCTGTCTGTGTTTTATTTGGAATAGCAATATACTCAGATCTAGAAATTTTAGTTAAAGTTTGTTGATTCCCTCCAGACGTAGTGACTACAGCTTCAAGGACATCGTTACAATCACTTGGTGTATTATAAGTAACAGAACCATTTACTAAAGTTTCTGTTTTGGATTTTACTTTCCAAAGGTTAATACCTCTGTTACCCCACTCAGAAAATAATAGATTTAAACTTCTTCTAGCTGATTTAATATCGTTACCAGAATTAGTTCTTACGCCACATCTTTCGTAAGCTTCTTCAATAACTTCATCAATTGTAATGTTAAAACTTGTAGTTCCTGATGTAGCCATTTCATCCTTACGCTAATATTTTTTTCTGTAAATGTAATGGTAGATTTTTTTGTTTACCAATTAATTTACCTGTTTTTGCATTTGGTAGTGCAACTTTTTTTCTTATTCTATGTTTTTTTAAAATATCTAAAGGTTCTGCTGTGCCTCTATTATTATCCATGTATTTTCCTTCAAGAGTATTTTTTATAAAATCTTTTATAGGTGTTTTTTTATTTAAATTACTTTTTTTCTTTTCAATTGATTTACCGACTCTGGCTCTAATCATGTCACCGCCCGTGTAATTATTCATTCCACCACCCATTTTAGTGTGTACTTTTATTCTTCCATTTTTCATTACATTACTCCTTTAAAATTTCCGCCTTTAACAGCTATACCCATGCCTCCACAAGACATTTGTTTTGGCTTGATTGGTTTATTTTTTTTATTCTTCTTTCCTTCCTCAGTTGCTTTTCTGAGAGCTTCAAGATATTTTTTATATTCAGTTGCTTCTTCCATTATGTATCTATCATACCACCATAGTATAATTTAGTAAACGCACCTTTAGATGCAAAAGTTTTAACATTTGTAGGTTTACCTCCAACTCCTTGAGCTCTACTTCTTTTCCTCGCAACGGCACTCTGCTTCTGTGAGTCTGTCATTCTTGCCGCTTTTGCAGCAGGGACGCACTTTGGATACTTCCGTTTTTTGTCCGATGCTAATTTTGAACGACCACAAGGTGCGTACGAACCATCTTTTCGTTTGCTTCCAATATCTACCCATTTCTCTGAAAACCATTTTTTAAGTCCTCCACTTTTCATACCACCTGCTGGAACGCAATTAGGAACCATACGATTTCCTTTTTTCTTCATGCCCTTTTGGACATACCCTTCCCAACAAGTGCCTCGTTCACTCATTTTAATAAATCACCGTAATAATCTACAGAAGCCTCGTTTGATAAATTGATATCACCTGAGTCATGTTTTATAAATTTGCCCATATAAGCATTTGTAACTGAATCTAATGATTTAGCTTGTTTCTTATGTAGTGCGGATGCTTTGTGTAAACCTTTTGCCACTTCTTTAATTTTTATTTCTGCACCTTTGTTTGCTTTTTTAGGTCCCCAATCTTTTCTCTTTGTTCCTGACGGATCTTTTATTTTACCCGCACAAATTTTGCTAGCGTATGCATTAGCATATGCACTGGGATAAACTTTGAATTTTCTTTTAGCGGCCGCTTTGCCTCTAGCACATAGTTTTGTCATAGTGTTTAAGCCTTTTTCGGTTGTACAACTTCTTAGATTTTACCACCTTTTGCTTGAACAGTAAACTTCCCACCCATAGCATTTTAGCAAAGAGATTTCTCTTTTTTTCTTTATTTTTCATCTTAATCTTGGTCCTCTAAAAAATATTACCAAAGTTCTTCTCGATCCGTAAGTAACTGGCTTTACCTTATGTGGATGATAAGATTTAAATAAAATTGCGTCACCACCTTGTGAGAATTCAGTTATCTTATTTTTTTGATGTATCAGTTGAAACTCTCCTCCCTCATAATTTGTTTCAGAAAGATTAATAATAAAAGTAAGTTTTAAATCAAATGGCTTATCTCTTTCACCATCTATATGCCAATCATACTCTCCTTTTTCAGAACCATCATAATCATTTAGAGTTGCAAATTCGTTAGGCGTAATTTCAAAAATATCCATACCAAAGTTAAAAGAGTTAACAGTAATAGCTGCGTTGATGCATGGTTTTATTTCTTCCCAAATGTGACCTAATTGAATTGTTTTTACATTTGTAATTTTAGTTGTGTTGGCTGCACTTTTATCTTCACAATCCTCAACATAAAGATTAATTTTTTGATTAAGTTTTATTATATCTGGTGGCGATATTATTTTATTCCAATACCAATAAGTGAAAGACATTAATTATAATTAAAAGAAAAAGACATTCTTTTATCCTCTGTTAAATTTGGTTTTACTCTATGTTTTAACCAACTTGGAAACAAAATCAATAGATTATCTTCAGGAACAACAAAATACTTAGAAGAATTATATATATTATATTCTTTATCTTTGATTTTTTGTAAATGATATTCAATGGTTTCAAAATCATTTACAAACTCAATTGCACCAGAATCTTTTTTTGTTTGTACATAAAAAACACCAGATATGAGAGAATCAATGTGACAATGGAGTGTGTTATAATTTCCATAGTAATTTATGTTAGCCCATAGATTATCAAGTTTTATATTTTCAATATTGAAAACTTTTTTAAATATTTCTACATTCTTATTTAACTCTTCAATTAATTCTTGAACTTCTTCCTGTTTGTTATCTAAGTCGTTTGATTGAAAACCACCTTCATTAGATATTACTCTTTTGTTATTTTTTCTTTCTATATTTTCTGCAAACAATTTTAATTTATTTAAATTTATATTTAATTTTTTAATATAAATAGGAGTGCTAAAAATATTAATTATTTCATTCATCAGTTTTAAAAGCTATTGATATTCTTGGTAAAGTTGAATCTGAAGTTAATCCTCTATGTGATAATTCTGATGGAAAAGCTATAAGTTGATTTTGGATAAAATTTATTTTTTTATCTTTGATTTCTAAACAACCCTCTCCTTTTCGTAACGTATCTGAAACCATAAGTAGATATGTTGTTGTCCCATTATCTTGGTGCCATGAACCATTCATGTCAGAGTGTTGTATATTTGCATAGGCCTCAATCACTCTAATATTTTTTTTAAAGGATTTAATTAATTTAAAATGTAAAAACTCAAGATCTTCTTTTTTTAAATCTGATCTGTAAAATTCTTTATGTTTCGGATCTGATATAATAGATTTTTCACCATAATAATGGGGATAATTATAAAGTATTTTATAATGTAAATATTTTATGTAATCATCATCTAACCAATCATTTATGCAAACTATGTCAGACATTAAAAATAATTGAAATTTATGACTATCCTGTTTGGTGTTGAAAGTTGAGTTTTTACTCTGTGTTGCGTTTCGCTTGGAAATATTACTATTCTGTTTTCTTCCGATTGAACAAATTCATTAGTATCTTTAAATTCTGTACCACCATCATTTGAATTAACATAAAGAACTGCAGTGGTGGCACCTTGTAATTTATTATCAGTATGCCAATTAGAATAGTATCTTTCACCAGTTCTTAAATTCATGTTAGCTCTCACACTGATAGTTGCTTTAACTTTTAATCTTTCTAAACACTCTACTATAAAAGGATCATAAAAAGGAGAATTAATTGTATTTTTATGAAAAAAAATATGGGCAAAGTAAGGATTATCAGGATTTTTACCACTCTGCACCATGTGTTTTTGGTAAAACCAATTTATATTACTACTAGTTAGAATGTTTCTAAATTGATTCCATTTAGGTTTTTCTATAAAATTGTCAATTACTTGAAGCATGTTAAATCCATATTAAGCAGTAAAAGTTTTACTCAATGGATTTTTTTTATCTTTTTTTGTATACAATTTCTTTTTTTCTTTTTTCTTATCTTTAGCGCCTCTTAATTGACCTTCAACTTGTTTAGTCATTTGTGATCTTGTTATTGCCATTAAATTAAATCCTTTGCTTTTCCTATTATTGGTTTATATTTAGTTTTACCCTCAGATTTAAAAGCATGCAAGAACTGTTTTCTTGGTTGATCAGGTGTGTAGCTACAATGTATCCATCCGCTGTTAGGCTCACCAGGAGTATAGAACTCCAATATCAATTGATCATAGTCTAGGTTTTGATTAATCCAGTCAGCTAATTCAGCATTGTCTGTACCCATACATTCGAAGTCTGCGGCCTCTGCTTTAGCATGCTGTGAATTTACAGAGCTACCTATTTTTAAACACAGCTGTTCGCTACGGAATCCGCTAGTTACTTTTACTCTGCCGAAGTGGTCACGTACCGGTTGTAAAATATTTTCACATAGCGCTTTTAATTTTTCTATCTGACCTGAATTGGGATTATTATTAATATCCAAACGGATTGCTGTATCTGATTTAATTAATTCTTGTAAACTAAAATTTCGTGTTAATTCCATAATTACTCCAATATAAGTTTTTTAATAGATTTACTACCGTCAATATTTGACTCTAATTCTGCCATTGATTTTATACACTGATACTTAACTTTGCCATTTGGTTTTAACTGACGCTTTGCTACACGTGCCCCTTTAAGACATTCAGACATTGACGTCTGGATACGTGCCTCCTTGATCTCTCCGTTGATTATCATAAGTAAAGCTATTACCATCTCTGTCATAGTATCTTACCTTTGTTTTCACCTTCTTTGACAACATATTTTTGCGTACCATGCTTGCCAATTTCAACTTCTTTTTTTAATTCTTTAGCTAGACTCATAGCTTTATTATCTTTGTTTATTTGTGCTATGTGATCTAATATTTTTTTAGTGACTCGACCCGTTGCCATTCTGTCTTACCTTATCTTTTAATACTTCAATATCAACTAATGCTTTATCTAGTTGTTCTCTTAAAAATTCTATATTAACTTTGTTAGTCATGTTCATCTCTTGAGTTTCTTCCATCTTCTCGACCGACTTATAAAGATCCTCGATTAAAAATATCTGCTCTTGATCGACCGGCACTTGTTCACTTTTTTTAAGCAAATCATTTTGAAATAATTCACGTGATGTCTCTAACGATACCAACCTCGCCGTCAGCTCCGTATAAGCGAACACACCCATTGCGACGAGCA